GTGTCCCGGGACGGAATTGAACCGCCGACACGAGGATTTTCAATCCGCCTTTCAGCATCGCTAAGCGGCCCGTTTCTTCCGGCGTTTCGCGCTCGGAGCGGTCGCGGAGCCCGCGACTTGTACCTGCTTTGTACGATTGAGCCTGCGGGCCAGGACTTTGCCCAGCTCGGTCGGCGAGATTTGAGCGTAGGTCCGCTCAGCCTGGCGGCCGTCGGCGTGACCCAGCATCTTTGCGATGTCGCCCGGGCTAACGCCGCCAGCGCGCAGCAGGTGGCCGTGGGTGCGGCGCAGGTCGCGTGGCGTCACCTTGGTCACGCCAGCGCGGCGGCACGCCACCTCGAGGTCGCGGCGGACGTTGCCCCAGGGGCGGAATGGCATGGCGTCGGCGACGACGGCGGCCAGCTGCGCCAGCGGCTTAAGGATCGGCACCGTGCGGTCGCGGTGGGAGGTCTTGGAGCCGCGGACCCGGACCGTGCCGGCCCGCAGGTTGACGTCGCCGCGCTTGGCGCGCTCGACCGAGGCCCAGTCGGCACCGGTCAGGACGATGAACGCCACGACCACCTTGCGCTCGTAGGGCAGCTTCTCGAGCGCCAGGAGCTGCTCGACCTCGAAGTGCTTGAGGTGCGCGGTGCCCGGCTTCGAGACCCCGTCGACCACTGGCATGACCTCGTCCAGGGCGTATGGGTATTTCCGGTGACGTCGCGCCAGCTTCAACGCGCCGCGGAGCGTCGACAGCTCCTTGTGAATAGTCGTGTCCTTCGCCTGCTCGGCCCGACGCACCGAGACGTAGCGGTCGAGCTCCGCCGCGTCGATGCTGGCCAGCGGCGTGTCCTGGTCCAGTACGCGAGCCAGATGGGCGATGTGCACGTCGTACATGCTCAGCGTTCCCTCCGCGCGCTTGTGCTCGCGCTTGTGCTCGACGAGGGCAAGGAGCTGTTGGCCGAGCGTCGTCCCGTCCGCGGCTCGATAGGTCGGATCCGCTGCTCGACGTTGGACGTTTTGGACGAACAGCTCTGCCGCCGTTCGGTCCGTGTGGCCAGTCGAACGACGCTCACCTTGGAACTGGAACCAGAACGTGCCTCTTTTTCCGCGACGATAGAGCTTTGCCATGGGCCGACCGTATTCCGCTCGCGCCAGCGCTTGAAAGCCTCCGGAGAAACCCGAACGATCCCGCGACGAACGAGGCGCGGCATTTCCTTCATGATCTCGTAGGCCGCCGACCGGCTGATGCCGAGCTCGCGGGCGATGTCGGAGGCTTTGAGGTGGCTCAAGGACCAACCTCGACGAGGCGAGCCAGGTGTTCGAGCGACTCGGTTGAGCAAACGAACCACTCACCGTGCGCGTGGAATTCTTGGAGCCCTGCGTGAAAGAACTTCTCGTCGTTCGGGTTGGGTGAAAGGACGGCGCTCAGCAGCAGCTCTTGCGGGCTCGACGTCTGTAGGGCGCCGAACCGTTGCCGGATGGACTTCGACGCGCGGCCGATCTTCATCAGCAAGCCGCCGCAGGTGATCAGGTAGACGCCCGGGCCATCCACCTTGGTCAGGTTTGACAGGCGGTCGAACATGCGAGCCGCAGCGACGCGCGCCTCGAACTCGTCCTTGGTGCCCAGCGACACCTCGCGCTGTTTGCCGTTCATGCGGTAGCGTGCGTTCCACGTGCCGCCAGGTGTCTGCCGCAGGCTCGGCCGCGACACGCGAGGCTGAGCTACGCGGTGCACGTGGGCAAGCGCCACGTCCGATTCGAGGAAGAGGACGCGACGCCCGATCTTTTTCGGCGTCAAGGCCGGGCGCACGTGGGCGTCGAAAGCCGCGAGGGAAACGCGGCAACGGGCTGCGGCTTCGGCTTTCGTGAGGAGTTTCATTGTGGGAACGCCTGTCGATAGCTGGAGATCAGGTCAGTGATGAAACCGAGCATCGTCTCGTCAGGCCTAAACCACTCGCCGCGGATGTGATGGGCCGCGAAGAGCTGGTGCAGAAAGCGCTCAGCGTCGGCGCCACCAGGGATCGCACCGATCAACCGAAGCGCTTCGTGCGACCCCGTTTGCAGTCCACTTAGGCGCGCGCGCACATTGGTGGCGATGCCGATCTTGATCGGGCCGCCTTCGCCGGCCTGGATGAAGTACGTGAAGCGCTTGCTTTCCTCTGCGTTGGCGCAGATGTGCCATATCGCTTGCAGCGTTCCGACAACTGGCGCGCGCCTCTCGTAGACTTCCAGAAGACGGACCTGCGAATCAACGCGCTTGTCGACGTCTTCGGGGTGACCATCAGTTGCGCCGGCGATGCTGCGACGCGCGAGATCGGCGCAGAGCTTCACGGAAACCACCTACCCGCTTCCCAAGCCAACGCGATGGTTTGCGGATCCATCGGCAGCCCGGTCAGGTCGTACACTGGGCCGCCGACCACCTGAACCATGTGGGTAGCCTCCAGCCGCATACCGTCGGAGATGCGCGGCCCAACCATCACCAGCTCGCGGCACTGCTCGACCAGAACGAGGTCACACTCGAGCCCACGCGCGCGGTTTTCGTTGGTCTCTTCCAGCTCGCCGGTGAGCACGATCCACGAGCACTCGGGCGCGACGTTGAAGTGAACGGCCAGGAAGGCGGCCCACTTGGCGGCGCTCTTGCGGTTCGCTTCGATGCCTTCGCGCGTCGGCGCGTTGAGCGGGTGGGCGAGATAGATGGGGCGACGGTTCAAGCGCTGACCCCTTCCAGCTGCCGAGCGGCGGCGTCGAGGCGCAGCGCGAGGTGCCCGAGTGCGGTCAAGGGCATCTCGATGTCGCCGCAGCATTCGTCGGAGCACTCAGGCTCGGGTTTTCCACAATCCACGCAGTTGCCAGTAACGACGAGTCCGCGCGCTTCTAGCCGGTCGGCTATCTCCAAGTCGCAAGCGTCGCTGGTGAGCCAGTGGCGCTCTTCGTTGGTCAAGCCCCTCACGGCTCCACCACGGCGCCCATCGCGCGATTGTAGTAGCCGACGCGCAGCGCTTCCCCGCGCATCGGCCACGAACAGCTAACCCCAGCAAAACCTCGGAAAGCCGCCTGCGGCATCGCCACGCCCTGCGGTAGGCACGTGCCCCAAGTCTTGCGCAGCACCTTGTCGGCGAGATCGACCTGAACGGCGATGTTCCCCGGCGCGTTGTCCCAAAGCTCTTCGACGAAGCGCAGGCGGTGGACCTGGAAGGCCGAGCGAGCCTTGCCGTGATCGCACATGGCCGGCAGGCAGCGACCCGCCGTTACCTCGGTGTCGTAGTGGCTCTCTGCCCCGCCGATGGCGACGAGCAACGCGGCCCATTGCCTGGGCGGCAATGGCGCCCGCTCAGACACGCGCGCAATCTCCTGCGCAAAGGCTTCCAGATTGGCGGCGTGCTGCTCCGCGCGCTCGGGTGTCTTGTCGTGCTTGCTGACCGGGATGCGGTCGAGCGCGGCACGCACGCGCGAAACCTGAATGGGGGGGGTGGCCTCGCTGGCGAGCGCCGCCGTCGTGACCAAGAGAACCAGACCCGTCAGCGCTTTCTTGACCATCGGAACATCACCTCGAGGAACAGAAGGAAACCGAAGAGGGCCCAGAGCGGGGCCTCGAGCGTCACGTCGACAACGACATCAGCCAGAGCCGCACGGCGGTGCCGGCGAGCAACGCGATCAGGAACACCGCGATTTCGCGCCCGGAAATGACGGGCTGTTCAGCGCGCGGGCGCCTCGGGGCCATGTCGCCGCGCGAGGCAAATTGCCCATCAACAGGGCGAGCGGAGCTGCGGGCGCGGAGAGCGAGCGCCATGCGTTAAGCCGCCCGCTTCCGTGAGAAATTAGCGGCTCGCCCGAGAACAGCTTTACCTGTCCACTCGAGCGAGCCTGCCGAACAAGTCGGCGCTTGGGACGCTGCAGCGGCCCGAAGTTTGGTTGAGCGCTCTCCCCGGCGGCCTACCTGACTGGGCACCAAACCCCGCTCGCCATCGCTGGCATCGCAGCCAGCACCGGTACTCGCGCTCGTGGGAATCGAACCCACCACAGGACCGCTGGCACGATTTGAACGTGCGACCTTCGGGGTAAACCCCAACGCGCTACCAGGCTGCGCTACAGCGATCTGCGCCCCGCCCAGGTCGGCAGGGTGCGACCCCACCGAACCAGGCGACACGACTTGCTCACCTGCCGAGATGACGGGCGTGGCCAGCCCCTCATGCTTCGCTCGGCTCGAAGGCGCGGTCACGCCCGATGTATCGCGCGCAATGGGCTTACCCCCGCCGAAGCGGTTCGCCGGGCCCATGATGATCTGTTGTTTATTCGCTAGCCTCGAAGCCGCGCCGTCTACCACCGACGCGATCGCAGGCGCATGCATGCGCTCCTCGCGTGACGAGCCCGCCGCGGCGAGCCGTAGACCAATTACCAGCTCGAGCGCGCGCATTGGCACTTCGCCGCGCTCCATGGCACCGACGGTGCGAGCGCTCACACCCAGCTCTTGCTCGACGCGCTCCTGAGTCCAGCCAGTTGCAGCGCGGGCCGCGCGCACTGTTTCGGCAGCCAGCTTCCTGGCGGGCGATACCGCCCGACGCAGCTTGGCGGGCATCAATGCCCACCTCGCGAAAGCGCCCTGAGCGTCTCGCCGTCGTCTTGCAGCGGCTGCTCGAGGGGCTCGCACGACTCCCGCAGACGCCCTTGCCAGACGCCGATCACGTACGCGACCGAGATGTGCGCGAAGGCGATCACGAGGATGGCGACGAGCTGGAAAAGCGAGAGGGTGATCATTCAAAAGCCCATCCGTCGCTCGGTGCGACGCATCGATTCGCGCTCGCGGTCCCGAATGACCACATCGCGTGGAACGGTCACCAGGCTTGCCGCGCGGTCGGCGCTGGCGAGCTCGGCGCGGACCTGCTCGAGCGTGAGCAGCTGCTGCGCGCGGGCGGTGGAGGCGACGGGGCCGAGCTGGGGCTTGAACATCGTTCAAGCCGCCTTTCGGGTCTTGCGTTCGAGCGCCCAGAGACAGCGACAGAACGGCGCCGACAGCTTCACGGAGCGCAGCACGACCTTGACGCTGACGTCGGCCTTGCCGCTGCGGTACCGCTGCACGGTGTAGCGGCGCACCTCCATCTCACGCGCGGCCTGCTCGTTCGATGTCCCCGTGACGTTCAGGCAGTGAACGAACGACTGCCTCAAAATTGTGGCCACTTGCTGCTCGGAGCGGCGTTTAGCCAGGCGCGCGCGGGACGTACGCTGAGCCATGAATCACTCAGCCGCGGGTGCGGCGCCCCCCTCTTCGTCAGCAGCTTCGGGCGTCTCCCAATCCGGAACCGTCACCGCGCCGTCGGTCGCTCGCTGGATGGCCAGCGCGAAATCGACGTCGATTCGCTTCAGGTCACCCTTGATCGCCTTCTCGACCTTCTGCCGGAAAAGCCCGTGCTTTTCGCAGAAATCGGGGATGCTGACGTTGAGGCCGCGAATGTGCGCGAGGAGCTTTTCGGCCCCCACCACAGCTCCGGCCTCTTTGATTCGGGGTGCGCGCTCAACGGTCATGTCCCCTGTCTATGGGGTATCAAAACGTACGTGTCAAGAACAACGTAATGGGACACACGATTACTCGCAGAAAGCTTCAACGTACAATTGTGTACGTGGGCAAGCGCAGACGCGAAACTCCCTACGGCGTGACGAAGGCCGGCGATCTGTTGTTCCAGGCGCGCATGGAACTGCTTGGCGGAATCAGCCAAGAGGCGCTGGCCGACAAGGCCGATGTGGGGAGGCTCTACTACCGGAGCTGGGAGGCGGGCCTAAACAGTGGCGACTCGATCGAAAATGCTCGGAAGATAGCCAAGGCGTTCGGCGTTTCGCTTGTCGACCTCCTCAGCTACCTGGACGGAGAAATCACGCAACTCGAGCTGGAAGCCATCCGATCAGGGAAACGGAGCCCACGGGCAAAGGACCTGCGTCGGCTGTCGGAGCGCTTTGGCCTACCTGTGAACGATCTGGTAACTCTGGCGGGTGAAGGTGGTGGGGTAATGGACGGGTTCAAACCAAACGTGAGACAGGCCGTGCTGGGGCTGGTGCATTTGCTGGGCTACCCGATCGAAACCGTGTGTCTGGCAGCCGAGGAGGCGTTCGGGTCCAAGCAGCCGGATCTCGACACGCCTCCCGAGGAGCTGGCGGTCAGAATCCGTGGGAAGCTGCCTCCGCGGCCCCCGAGCGGGACTTTCCCGTCGTCGGCGCCAAAAATAAAAGTCGGCTGATTCCGGTTTGATGACGCGAGGTTAGGCGGCTCAACCCCGCCTGCCTCGTCGCGCGCGTGTTGACACGTATGAAACCGCACGTATGCTCCAACACGTAGCCAATGACGAACCAAGCCCGCCGCCCCAACAAGACCCTCATCCGCAGCCTCTCGCTCCGCCTTGCCGCCCAGAAGGCCGAGCTGGCGACCTGCACCACCGCCGCGATGACCCGCTGCGTCGCCGAGAGCATCGCCGACACCGAGCGGCAGCTCCGGGTGGCGCGCGCCGAGCTGGCTGAGATCGCCTGGGGCCGCCGCGACCTTGCTGGCTAAGCCGCCCGCGCTCCTCGCGCGGAGCGACGTCGTGAGCGCGCCTGTCCCCCCCCAGGCCCTCACGGCGTCACTCGGCTCGAGCAGCACCCCTTGCCCGACCGAAGGAGCTAAAAAAGTGTCCCGTCCCCGCATTTTCGCAATCGTCGTGATCCTCGCGGATACCCGCGAGCCCGGCCCGTCGAGCACCTTCCCGGCTGCTCCGGCCATCGAGACCACCGGCGAGACCGTCGAAGAGACCACCCGCCCCGCGGCTCGCCCGCTCGCCAAAGTCCTCCCGTTCGTTCGCAGCCTTCGAAAGGTCGGCTGATGCCGCTGGGGGCTCTCACCGCGTTGGCCAAGGCGCGCCGCCCCGCCGAGTGCCTCACGGCCGGCGTGGTTGCTGCTGGTGGCCGCCGCTTCCTGCTCTGCTTGGTCGCCTCGCACTACGGCCGGAACGGTGTCGCCCTCTTCACCGAGGTGACCGCCGAGGACGGCGCCGACGGCGAGCCCAAGCACGACGTTTACCAAGACGTCGGCAGCTGGTGTGTCGATGGCGGTGGCGACATCTCGCACGACGGCCTGTGCCTCGAGGCAACGCCCAGCGTCCTGAAGGTCGACGTTCGCATCACCGACAACCTCACCATGGCGGACGGCGCCGCGGTCATGAATGCGCTACTCGAGCAGATCGGCACCAGCTGGTCGGACACGTTCGAAAGGTGGGAAGCGTGAAACCCGTCACCCTCACCGTCTCGTTCACCTACCTGCACGAGCCCGACCCCTCGTTCATGGCGCTGCCGGTACCGGTCGAGCTTCGCGCCGAGGTGACGATCAGCGGGCGCGACCTGAACCCGACGGACGAGCTGCTCCCGTACACGGAGCCCGCCGTCGAGCCGCTCGAGAAAGCACTGTGGCAAGACAAGCTCGGCCCCGAGGTTGTGCTGGGCGCGAAAAGCCAATCTTGGGTTGGCGCCGAGGAAATGGCGATCGAGGAGGCATTTGCGGCGCTCACGCGGGCGTCGAGCTTGCTGCCGATCGAGCAGCGGAGGGCATCATGAAGGTCGTCATCAACAACTGCTTCGGCGGCTTCTCGTTGTCACCGGAAGCCACCATCGAGCTTTGGAAGCGCGGCGGCCCTGCTGGTGGCTCTCCGATCGACGAGTACTTCGGGATCGACCGAGGCAGAAGTCCCGACGAACGGTTGGGCAAGAACGAGACGCTCAGGCGCTGGCGCGAATATCTGGCCTCCACCGACACGGCAAAACGCTCGACGTTCGTGACCCCCTTCACGCCCGACGAAACGCTGGTGCTAAACAATCGCCCCGACGACGCCGAGCGCGCGAACCCGATCCTGGTTGCGCTGGTGGAGGAGTGGGGAGAGCGCGCTAACGGCGCTTGTGCCGACCTGAAGGTGGTCGAGGTTCCCGACGACGCCGAGTGGGAGATCGCCGAATACGACGGCAACGAGCATGTGGCCGAAAAACATAGGACGTGGGGCTGATGTTCCGCCGCCTCGAAATCATTCTCGCGGCCTTCGACGACCGCAAGTTCTGCGAAGTCGGTCTGGCGCTCCGTTTGCGTGAGTACGTCGACCGATCGGCAGCGGTGGAGCGCCCGTCACGCACACGCACCACGGCTGGCATGCCGGTCGTCTGGTGCGAGCCATGAGCGACCTCATGCGCAAGCACCTGGCCGAAATCCAGGCCATCGCCGCCGACATGACCGCGGCGCTGGATCGCGGCGAGCTGCCGGCTCTCTTTGACGCCAACATCCTCGAATACCGCGCGCAGGCGCTGGCGGTCAGCGTGCGCTCAGCTTTCGTCGAGAGCTTGGTGGGCACCGAGCGCACGCCGGACGAAGACAAGGCGGCGCAGCGGTACGTCGAGACGGGTCGTGACGACGAGGGCGTGACCGCGCTGCTCGACGACACCGCGCCTGTGACTTCGAGTGATCGTGATTCGCGGCCTGTTGCCGCTGAGTGAGAAGCGCTTCGGCGCAGGGAGCAAGGGATTATGCTGAGCAAAGAAACGCGGGACTTCCATCAGGCGCGCCATGACCAGTTGGTCGAGCTCGTGCGCAAGAACCGTACCGAGGTGCCCAATGGCTGAAGCCGCGGTCATTCAGCTTCCGTCGCTTCCGTACGAGATCGTCTGCGATACCGACGATCGCGACGAGTGGCTTGCGGTCCGCAACACCGGGATCGGCGCCAGCGACATCGGCGGCGTTCTGGGCCTGCCGGGCGTGGCGCGCCGCTCGAGCCCGCTCAAGGTCTTTCTCGAAAAGACCGGCGTGCTCGAGCCCGAGGATCTTTCGGACATCGAGGCCATCGAGTGGGGCCACGAAATGGAGCCGGTCATCGCCAAGCGGTACCGCGCGCGCACGGGGCGTCCTGTCGAGCTCGGCCGCCGCGGCCGCTACCAGGTGCTGCGCTCGAAGCAGTACCCCTGGGCGCTCTGCTCGCTGGACTTCTGGACCGCCGACAACGACACGGGCGAGCGCCGCCCGCTTGAGGTCAAGAACGTCTCGGCGTTCATGGCCGAAGACTGGCTCGACGGCACGCCGGACTACTACTACGCGCAGGTCCAGCAGCAGATTCTGATCACAGGCAAACCGCTGGCGACGAGCGCGTGCTGCATCGGCGGCAACAAGCTGGCTTGGTGCGATGTGCCGCGCGACGACATGATGATCCGCAAGATCATCTTCCACGGCGAGCTGATGTGGCAGCGCGTGCTGCAGCGTCAAGCGCCTGAGATCGACGGGTCAGAGGCGACCCAAGAAGTGCTCAAGCGGCTCTACCCGCAGGACGACGGATCAACCGTCGAGCTGCCGGCGGCGCTTCTGGAGACGGTCGACGACTGGCGCGCAGCCAAAGCCGATATCAAGGCCGCCAAGAAGCGCGCCGACCTAGCCGAAGCGACCATCAAAGCGACGCTCGGCAAAGCGCGCGAGGGCTACTTCACCACCGGCGACAGCATCACCTGGGCTGCCCACACGGTGCGCGAGCACGTCGTCAAAGAGCACACGCAGCGACCGCTGCTTTTCAAGCCACGAAAGGACTGAGATGCCTGCACCGAACACCACCCCGACCGGTCAGATCGTTCCCCGCAACGGGAACGGCAACGGTCAAAAGAAGGACCTCAAGACTCTCTTGCTCAGCATGAGCAACGAGATCGCCAAGGCGCTACCCAAGCACGTGAAGCCGGACCGGATCGGCCGCATCGCGCTCACGGCGCTGAACAGCAATCAGAACCTGCAGAACTGCACGCCGGCATCGTTCCTCGGCGCCATCGTGCAGGCTTCGCAGCTGGGCCTCGAGGTCAACACCCCGCTCGGTCAGGCGTACCTGGTCCCGTACAAGACCACCTGCACGCTGATCGTTGGCTACCAGGGCATGATGGATCTGGCGCGCCGCTCGGGCATGGTGAAAGCGATCTACGCCTTCGCGGTGTACGAGGGCGACGAGTTTTCGTGGGCGCTCGGGCTCGATCCGACCGTCAAGCACGTCCCAAGCACCAAGGCTGATCGCGGCAACGACCCGAAGAAGCTCACGCACGTGTACGCCGTGGCCAAGCTGGAGGGTGGCGAGCCGATCTTCACCGTGCTCACCCGCGTCGACGTCGAGCGGTATCGTGCGCGCTCCATGGCATCCAGCAGCGGGCCCTGGAAGACGGACTACGAAGCGATGGCGCTCAAGACGGCCATTCGCCGACTGTTCCGTTGGTTGCCGAAGTCGGCCGAGATGGCAGCGGCAGTGGCCATCGACGAGGCGCCCGAGCTCGGGCAATCGCAGCTCGCGCTGACCGCCAGCGACCCCGAGGTGCTTGCCGCGCTGCAAGCGCAGGGCACCGACGTCGCCAGCGAGATCGCGGCTACAAGCACCGAGGTTCCGCCCGACCACGACCCCACCACGGGCGAGCTTCCGTACGACCCGCCGCAGTCGAGCGACCCCGAGCCGGGCGCCGCCGGCTGAACAGCTTCCCCGGGATGACTACCCGGTGAGCGGGCCGCTCTTGCCCGCGGGTTTCGCAAAGGAGCCTTCCGCCGATCGTGGTGATCGGGTCCGGAAGCGCGACATGCAGCACAGCGAATCTTCCCCGCGCTGAAGATCTGCCGGTCGCACTTCTGGATTGTCGAAAAGGAGATCACGAATGTCATTCGCCACCTACTGGGACCTGGAACCGAAAACCCGCGCCGCACTCTCCGAGGCCGACGTGCAGCGCTACCTCGACGCCGAGTTGATGACGAAGGGTGTGCTGAAGGTCGAGGAATACCTCCTCGAGGTAGAGCCCGAGGTTCCGCCGCTCGAGCGCGCGATCTGGTACCGCGTGGCGGGGTTCGATCCCGTCTTCGCGACTGCCGAGCTCGCCCAGAAGTTCATCGACCTGCAGCCGCGCGCCACCGACACCAAGCGGATCGGCAGTGACTGGCGCTCACAAGAGAGCATCGAGCATATCGAGCCGGCCAAGCCGTTGGAGGTGACGACCGTGTCACTGGCGAGCGAAGTCGCGATTGAGCAGCAGCGCGGACTTTTCGAAAAGCGCGCAGCGGTTCGCGCGTCCAACCGCACCAAGGTCGAAACCTACGAAAAGGCGATCAAGGTTCAGAACGAGGCGCTGTCAGGGCTGTGGGAGGATTGGCATGCGCGTCGCCGCGAGGCTGCGCAGCACCGCAAAGTAGTCGACACCTACGCCGCCTACGTGCAGACGGCCGGCGATCACGACGTCGCTGCCAAGTTTCTGCTGAAGGTGTTCAGCGAGGAGCAGATCAAGGACGCCAGCGATTGGACCGGTGTGACGATCAACACGAAGTTCGTCGCCGACGAGACGCCTCCGGAGCCGGGCCCGAGCCACCCCGAAGCGCCAGCACCCAAGAACGACGACGCCGGCATTCCGTTCTGAGGTCAACATGCCGAAAGAGAAAGCCCCGGTCGTCGGCCCCAGCGACTGCTGCCCTATCTGCGGGCTGAGCAAGCCCCGCGGCACGTTGCGCTGCACCCAGTGCTTCGTCCTGTTCCAGGTCGTGAGCACCCACGCCGTCAAGCTGCTGCGCGATCCCAAGTCGGCGCGGCTCGTTCGCGAGCTGCTCGAGAAGGCGCTGGAAACGAAGGTCGAGCCGGCGACGGAGGGCGCGTAACCAATGCCCCCCAATCGCCGCGGCGCCTACAGCCTAGCCGCTCGCTTCGGCGCAGCCCACGCCTGGAAGCGCGCCCTCGGCTACACCGAAGCCGAAACGAAGATCCTGGTCGCGCTCGCGACGTGCTGGATTCACGAGCGCGCCAACGCTTCGGCGAAGGCCATCGTAGCCATCACGAAGACGGGCCGCGTCAACCTCGCGTCGGAGCTCTGCGCGCTCGGGCTCGTGAAAACGGCCGAGCGTGAAGGGCAGATCGGCTTCTACCAGCTCACGGAAGCGGGCTGGGCGGCCGTGGAGACGATGGGCGTTCAGCGGGTGGCCGAGCCGGTCAGGGAGAGCGCGTGAGGCAACCCACTCTAAGGCTGGCGTTCGACCCCAGCGAGATGTTCGTCGACGGCTTCGCTGGCGGCGGCGGCGCTTCGCTCGGGGCAGCGTTGGCCATCGAGCGCCCGGTGGACGTGGCGATCAACCACGACCCCGAGGCCGTGGCGATGCATCAGCGCAATCATCCCGAGACGAAGCACTACACGCAGGACATCCGCGCGGTCGATCCGTCGGAAGTCTGCCGCGGGCGTCGCGTGGGCGGAGCTTGGTTTTCGCCGGCCTGCACCCACTTCAGCCGAGCGAAGGGCGCCACGAACGAATTGAGCGCCGACATTCGCGACCTGGCCGACGTGATCCCGGTTTGGGCTGAGAAGGTGCGCCCGCGCGTGATCTTCGCTGAAAACGTCGCTGAGTGGCTGTCGTGGGGGCCGCTCGCGCCCGACGAAGACGGGGTCATGCGACCAGACCCGACGCGCAAAGGTGAACAGTGGCGCGCGTGGGTCGCGAGGCTCCAAGAGCTTGGCTACGAGGTGCAGTGGCGCGAGCTGGTGGCGGCCGACTACGGCGCCCCGACGACGCGGAAGCGACTCTACGTGATCGCCCGCTGTGACGGTCACCCCATCATTTGGCCAGAGCCGACCCACCGCAAGAGCGACTGGGTGCCGGCTCACGCCATTATCGACTGGTCGCTGCCCTGCCGTTCAATATTCGGCCGGGCTCGCCCGCTCAAGCCAGCAACAGAGCAACGGATCGCCATCGGCGTGCAGCGCTATGTCGTCAATTCCGCGCGGCCGTTCATCGTTCGTCATGGCCACTACAGCAACAAGACAGGCGCCGGGCTCGTCGAGGGCGCCGGCGCTGGCCTTTTTCGTGGCCAATCAATCGACGCGCCCTTGGCCACGGTCTGCGCGACGAACGACAAGCACCTGGTTTTCCCGATAATCACGAAGCACTACGGCGGGGTCGTGGGGCACGACGTCGAGCGGCCGCTAGGAACGGTGACCGCAGTCGACCACCACGCGCTCTCGATCGCCATGACGGACGGCGACCATGCCGAGGAAGTGGCGGCTTTCGTGACCAAATTCTACGGGACGTCGATCGGCTCCGCGATGCAGCTGCCCTTGCCAACCATCACCGGCGGCGGGCAGCACTTGGGGCTGGTGCGCGTGCATGGCGGCCGGGTGCTGCGCGACATCCAAACCCGCATGCTGGCGATGCGCGAGCTGTACCGCGCCCAGGGCTTCCCGGACTCGTACCTGATCGACGGCTTCACGCAGAAGACGCAAAACCGGCTGGTTGGGAACAGCGTTTGCCCGATCATGGCAAAAGTGCTCGTTGCCGCGAACCTGCGCGGGGAACGGGCGGTGGCGGCTTAGATGGGTAAGCAGCTCGGCCCAACCACCTACCAGCTTCGGCGAAAACAGCCGTGGCTCGTGTGGCACGCCGCGAACGGCTTCGCGGTCCGCATCTTGGAGTGCACGCGCTGCGGTGCTCGCGAGCAATTCAGCCTGAAGATGATCAGCGTCAACAAGGCGGCCGGCATTGAGCGCCGATTCACGGCGGCGCACCGAACTTGCGAGGAGCCCAAGCGATGAACGGCTGCTCCTACCACGGCTCCGCATCCGACTGTTACAAGTGCCGCCGCGACCCGGAGCGGGTGCCTTGGCCTGTCGTGGCCATCCTGGCGGTGATGGCGGTGGCTTGGTGCGTTGGGGTGGTTTGGATTGGCGTGAGATGACTCTGATTTGTCGCGGGTGTGGTGGTCCTAGGCATGTCCAAGAATCGCCCGATTCTCGCTGGTTCTACGAGTGCAAAGGAAAGGCAAAAGCAATGGGTTCCCTAAACGAGTTTCACGCCCTGAACGTTCAACGTCAGCACGAAGCGTTCGCGCCCCCACATCCGCTCACTGCGCTAGTCGTGTGCGTACAGGAAGAGGTCGGCGAGCTTGCCGGGGCTGTGCTCGGCGTTACCGGAGAGAAGAAGCGCAAGGCGCATAAAACCAAGGAGGACGTGCTTGATGCCGTCGCCGACGCCATGACCTACCTTTCGCTTGTTGCCGCTGCCGTCGGATGCGCTGACCTGGAAAAGCTGCTGGGCGACACCTTCAACATGGTGAGCGACCGTGCAGGTTCGAGCATCAAGACCACTTTGGGTCAAGGAGAGCGGAATGGCGACTGATGCGAAAGAGTTGGAGCGTGTTGGACGGATTCACGACTGGCTCGACTACCTAGCCAAGACTGGCGTCTCGGACTCGGGAGGATACATCAACGACGGCGAGAGGCGTCACAGCTACACCGCCGCCGAGGTGCGCGCTTGGCCGGAGACGAAGGCGAAAATGCGCGAGTCACTATCCAGCAGCGGTAACAGCAGGGCGATCATCGTTACGCCGCTGCCTGGTTTTGTGGGCTGCGTTAGTGGCTACTACGGAGCAGGGTCCATCGAAAAACACATGGAGCCCTACATCGCCCGGGGCCTCTGCATGTACCGCGAGCAGCTCTCCGACGCACTCAGCCCCGGCCGCGCCCTGACCGAAGACGGGAGCGTGCGAGTCAACGAGGAGCAGGCGGAGGCGCTGAAGACGAAGGAAGACCCGTACACGGCATGGCGCCACAGCCAGGGCGCCACATTCGCCGCTCAGCTGGAAGGGCGCACCGTCGAGGAGTTCATTGCCGAACAGGTCGACCGCTACAGCGTCGGGCGCGGTGACCGTAAGCGGCTCGTCGCCGCCCTCGCCGTCGAGCTTTCGAAACCGGTCACGCTTCGTTTCCCCGCGGAAGGGCGTTCCGACCGGGCGCTTTCCGTGACGAATGGGATGATTCGGGGGCGGGAGTGAGTCCCGTAAGCTTTCCTGAGTCCAACGGCACACTTGGTGGCGGACCCGCTGCCAAGTATGGCACCGAGGTCGACGTTGCTGACTTGCCGGTGCATCGCGGCGCTGGGCAAGTCATCTCGTGTTGGCAGCTCAGTTGGCGCGACTTGTTCACCGTGCTCCGTCACCGTCGCGTTTGGTTTATTGCGCTCGGAACCAACCACGCTCCGGTGTGCCTTCAGGTAGAGAAGCCTTTTGAGCCGGTGAAGCCATGACCCAATCGCTCAGCGCTGAGGAGATAGCGAACGGAAAGCTGCTCGAGGAACGGCGCCGTGATGACTTCAGGTTCGATGACTGGTGCGTGCGCAACGGTCCCACCCTCCTGGCTATGGCGTCCCGGCTGGGGGAGCTGGAGTCGGCGCTGGTGTACCTGTACCAAAATCACGCCGCCAGGTTCAACCTCGACACTGGCGAAGAGCACGACCTGACCGGGCGAAATGTCATCCGTGCTTACGCGAAGCTATCCGGCTGGCCCGGCCCCACATCCCAGGCGAAAGGGGGTTGAGGATGGCGAAGGAATTGGACGCAAAGACGCTGCGCTATGTCGCGCGGTGGCATGGGCGACAGGCGGTGGCGGCTGGTTTAGCTGGCCTTCGTTGCGGTGAGACGATGCACACGTTCGCCGCCCGTCAGTGGGAGAAAGAGGCCCGCTCCATCGAGCGCAAGGCAAAGAAGAAAGCGAGCAAGCGTCATGGCTGACAACAAATTCCACGACCGCCTGGACTTATGCCTGCGCTGCACTCGGAACCCTTTCGACTTGTGTCCCGTTGGAAGCCGGCTGCTCCAACAACAAGCCGCTGATATCGGCGCGCAAGACGAGACTGATGCGGAATTTCTAGACGGAGACCCTGCGGAACCATGACCACTGACTCAAAAGGCGAGACGAGCGTGAAGGCGCTGGAGCCAACGTGCGGATGCTGGCCTCCGCCGTCGATGGTACTCGGGCGGCACCATGAAGAGTGCCCGTTCCACGAACCCGACCAGGCCCTATCCGCCCCAACCGCCGAGAGCGCGCAAGTCGCGGTCGACGAGTTCGTTGCTGAGCGCAAAGAACAACTCTCACGCGCCTACGATTCTCCACTGACACAGGCTGCTAACGGCTACGCGCCCAGTGAGCCCGCCCCCGTCGCCGAAGCACCGGAGCGGTGTCGTTATTGCAAGCGCGCTGGCTGCGAGTCGCACAAGTACCGCGATAGCGCCAAGATGCTGCGCGAGTGCCGCCACGCCGTGCAATTGGAGCGCGACTTCCTAGTCAACCGTTGCAAAAGGCTAGAAAGTTACGAGAATCAGTGCCACGAACTGCGCGCCAAGCTCTCCGAGTCAGAGCGGAAGATGGGCTCCTTTGCTCTAGCCATTCGCGGAACATGCGAAGCGGCGCGACAATACGCGGGCTGGAAGGATGCACGGAATCTCACGACGTTGCTTCAGTGTGTCGCCAGCTCCGAGGTTTTGCTTGGCGAAGCAGCGAAGGAACCCACCGGAGGGGAGCCAGCCAAGCCCTATCCGCCGGCCCCTCCACCGTGCGCGAAGTGCGGTGCCATTGATGGTCAGTGCGACGTTCGCGGGTGCCTGACCGCGGTAGAGCAAGCCGAACCAGTATCCCCTCCCGCGGCGGAAGCGGAGCCAAGGTTTCGGGTCGGGCAGCGGGGACCTTGGACACCAAAGGAAGGCGACAGAGTGCGCAACGACCTTGCGCCAACGGACCTGGGAACCGTGCAAAAGGAAGACCCGGTACTCGCGCAATTCGGCGTTCCGGTCGTCTGGGACAGCTCGCCGTATCACCTGTTCTACGTTTCGATTGCGCAACTGGTTCGCGTTGAGCCCGCCGACCCCGCGCCACCAAGGCCAGTTGAGAAGACTCGCGACTGGAACAAGCCCCTACGCATCGAGAACACCTACTTCATCAACGGTCACAAGATGGGAGCAGGCAGCAACACCACGACGTACGGTGGTCTGTACGATTGGATGCAGGAACTAGAGCGGGAAGGGACCGAAAAGCCATGAGTAAGCGAGAGGTTGAGCGAAGGCATCGGGAAGCGGCTGCGCTGGCGCTCTCAGCCGGCACCAAGCTTGAGGACAACGTTCTCCGTTGGATTGCCGGTGAAGACACTGTGCACCGGGTTTGGAACAGCGTCGCCCAAGCCCTCGCCGACGCCGAATCAGCGCGGGATGGGGAGCTCGCCGCAGCCCTGGCGCGAGCGGAGGCAGCCGAAACACGATGTCGTCTGTTGGGCAAATGTGTCGAGTGCGCCGATGACCTCGTCGAGCAGATTGACACTGCTTGCCCGTACGGCGAGAGCCCCGTGAAGAGCATGAATGCTCTGATTCGCCACGCCGGGTGGTACAGAGACGCTCGGGGCGAGATAGCCTGGCTGGAGAAGCAATGACTAAAGACGAGCTACGGGCATACCTCACCACCGACCTGCCTCAGGGACTTGGCTTCTGTGGTTGCGGCCACCCAGAAGAGTCGAGCGATGCGATTCTCAAGGTGCTCGACGCCTACGATCGCAAAACGCGCCCATGGCCCGAAGGGTCACCCGATGACGCGGCTTGGAAAGCTTGGCTCGCCGAACGAGAGAAGCTAGAAGAGCAGGCCCTTCCGCCCGGCGCTTGGGGGCAAATCGCGCTCTACTGGCTGACCTCGTGCGGGCTGCTCGAACACGGCGGCGGCGTCGGCGGAAGTTGGCTCACGCCCAAAGGGGAAGCGGTCCTAGCGGCCATTCGCGGACATGGCGAGGACCTATGGGACGACGACTGAACGCCAGTCCGCGCACCAAGCGCTCACCCCTTCCAAACGGAGAGAGCGGACGATGAAAGAGAGATACGCGGTCCTCGGTGAGCCGCTGATAACGGAGAACGAGTACGTCTGCATGTGCGAGGTCACAGCTGAGGATTTGGCGCAAACTCTCGCAGAGAATCCCGAGCTTAAGGCTGACGTGTTCGCGTTGCTTGCGGACCGGCCCGCCCCGGTCGAGGCAGCGCCGCCGATCGTTTACCGCCAGTGCATCTGCGAGCACGCGCTCTTTCAGCATGTTGCCGGGCATGGCTGCACCGCTCGCGTCTACGGCGGCGGTGAGTGCGAGTGCAACCGCACGCCAGACATGCTGGCTGAGACCGCGCCCCAGGGCGCCCCGTGCTCCCACGACTGGAAGACGCAGGCGTCAGGGCTGAGCTACTGCCACAAATGCGGAGCGTGGCGGCCTAGCAGCTAGCCCGCGTGGCAAGCGCTCACCCCTTCGGGTCTGGGTCCCGCCCCGCGCCACGATAGCTGCAGCGCGGAGAATGGTCTGGCACCGTAGGCTCGCAGCCGGCTCTGATCTGCTCACACCGAAGGCATTCCCACCGCTCGGCCGGCGCCGAGCTCGGCCCGTAGTGCGCCATCTGCCCGCGCTCGCCCTGCGGTGTCGGGTGCTCGGCGACGTAGGCTTCTCCGTCGGCCCGCGTCTTGAACGCCGGCCACGCCGTGACTCCCCACGTTCGCGGCCCCTTGGTGCTGGTCAGGTGCAGTGTCCCGCCCTCAATGCGCACCACGCGCCCAATGCCGAGCACGCGGTAGTGGCCCGTGATGGGGTCCACGACGAGCCCATAGACGGCATCGCCCACCTGCCAGGTGGGTGGCTTGGGAGTCACGCCCCAGAGCGTAGCGCGAGCATAGTCAGCAGACGTTGAGGAAGTCGCGGACCTCGGCGCGTACCAGATCGAGTTCCTCCGCTGTCACCGCTACCTTCCCGACCTCGTCAACGGCGACGAGCGGGATGGCCCGCATGAGAGCTGGTGCCGTGTGCCAAGGAACCGGACCGGTCAATCCGAGGCGCTCGCCCGCTATGGCAACCGACTTGAGCCCAGGCTTGCTTCGGAGAGGTACGACAAAAATGCTGTCTTCGATGCTGCCGCCGATGACAACCGCCGTGCGCACGCGCTTCGAAACATCCGCGAAGCGCACGACGGTCCCGGGCGGTGGACCCATGCTTGCTGAAAACATTAGCCCTGGCGACTCACCAGGCCAACACCAGGAATCCAGCTCACCTTCTTGAACGCCGCGTTATCGACAGAGGCTCCCTCGGAAACCTCGTCGTCGACCTTTGCCAGCCAAGCTTCCATGTCTGTACGCTCCTCCACCGACATCTGAGCCGCGCCGGTTGGTACCCACGCCGCAGCATTGGCGCCAAGGACCTGCAATGATTGATGCTCAGCGGCTGAGTCGAGGGCAACCGCACTGACCGTTGCGATCTGAAGCATCAGCACCGCGCCAACGATGCCGGTGGTCCCGGTTGTTGTTTGCATGCTCATGATTTTTCCTCCGTCACTGACATCACTGGACCCAGCTTCAAGTTGAACTGCGGCATGCCGGCCGCGTCTACGCCCGGCCCCGGCTCAACCTCAAAAACGTGGAGCGCCACCGCGATCACGTACTTTTTGCCGTTGTGAGTGACGCGCACTTTGGTGTCTTGGCCAGGTTCGACCTTGATCGGAAGGGGCATAGTTAGACTCTAACGACTCGTTTTGCAGTTCGCCACCACGGCACTTACGGCGCCGCGCGGCGGATCTTGAGCTGCTCCCGCTAACAGACAGCCAGAACTTTCGCAAGTTCAGACACCTTGACCATCACAGTGTTACGCGAATTTAGCCGAGGCGCCATGGTTGTTTTATGAGACGCCAGGGCAGTGGACTTTGCCCCAGCGTCAGGTTGCGGCCAATGGGACCGGCCCAGTGGCCCCCCATAGCCGCATGTCTATTTTTCGCGCAACCGAAGTGCACCGCCGCCCGATTGGGTGGTGCGGCGCCGCCCCGCCTCCCGTAGCACTCGGGGCTGATGTCGGGCGCCGCGCGTTCAACAAAAAGACAACAGGCGCCACCTCCTTTCGGAGATGGCGCCTTGGCGTCGGGTTTGGTTGTCGGGCTTTAGCTCACGACGGCCGGCGCTTCGCCAGGCGGGTGACCAGCTCTTCGATCAGGATCTTCTCTTCGATGTCGGCGGTGAACCAGCACTCCACGACCTTGGCGAGCTTCCGCTGGTCGATCGGGGCCAGCTGGTCGAACAGCCTGGCGATCATGAGGGCCGACGGGTTGCCGGCCGCGTCAGGCTTCGTCGGCTCGTCGTCGGGATCGAGTGTCACAGGGCTGGCCGCTCGGGAAGCGTCGCCTTGGGCTGAATAGCGGGTGCCGTGCCGCCGAGCGGCGGCTGGTGAAACTCGACATCCCGGGCTGGGTCGGAGCCGTCGTATTGGAGCTTGACGCCGAGCTTGCGCAGGCTGGCCACGATCGGGGTCAGACTGTCCTCGACGTAGTTGACGATCTTCTTGTCGGCGCCGTGCGCCTGCTGCTGCTCGTCGCGCAGGTCGCGGATGTCGGAGCGGGTGCCCTTCAGCTCCTCGCGGATGCTCCGGAGCTCGGCCAGCACCTCTGCCCGGTCGCCCCCCTCGCTGGACGTGACCTTGGCGGCCACGCCGGCGCCGCCCACGCACGCCAGGATGGCCAGCAGCGCGGCGTGGGGCATCGACAGCTTCCAGCCACCGGGTCCCTCAAGCTTGATGCCCCCCGGCGGGCTGTCCTTGCGGACGTAGGGCGCCTTGGCGACTGCGTGATCGAGAGTCTCGGCTTCCGGCTCGAGCTCGACCACGGGCCGCGACGGCTGCTTCGCGCGCGGGCGCGGCTGCTGCAACGGGGGGTCGTCCTCGGGCGGGTCGGTGTTGACGTGCAGGCGCACGCCCATGATTTCCTTGTCGGGCGGGGCCATACGTCACCGTGCTGCTGCCGCGAAAGCGCACGCCAGGCTGACCAGGGCAGCCGCGACAGCAATAAGCGACGGGAGCCAGGTCCTTTGACGTAGCTCCTTGACCTCGGAGCGGAGCGATTTGTGCTGCTCGAACATCTGCATGCTGATGTCGTGGGAGCGCTCCGCGTAGAGCTTTGTTTCGCGCGCCTGCTCCTCGGTCCGGTTGACGGAAGCGAGTATCAGCTCGAGCGTGTTTTGCTTCTCGGTAGGCGTCTTGTCGTCGTCGCTCACGCTTGCCCCCTTTCGGACTCCGGGGGCGGTGCCGGGTCCGTGTCGTTCTTCTCGAAATCGATGCTGTTGCCCGCGGCGGTGCCGAGCGCGTCTTGGGCGCGCTCCCACGACTTGCCGTGGATCTCGGCCAGCAGGTCTTCGAGGCCCTGGTCATGGTCGCCGTCCGTTTCGTGCGCTGGCGGCAGCGTGCTGTTGACGACCGGCTCGACGGCGCCGATCAGCGGCAGCGCGCCGGATAGACGGTTCTGGTCGAGGACCGGGTGCGCCGTGTCGTAGCCGCCCGGGCCGTTCGGATCGTAGGGGCCGACGCGGTGCTGCCATATCGTCCAAGGCTTGTTGCCCGGCGTGGCTGGCTTCGCGGCGCCCGTGTAGTGCGCGACCCAAAGCGGGCGGGTGAGCAACCAAGCCGGCGCGCCCAGCTGATTGAATTCGCGCTGCGTGATGTAGACCATGCAGTCGCCCAGCTCGGAGACCATGGCGTCCACGAACTCGAGCACCGAGCCCTGCCAGGCAGGCGAAACCGGCGTCGCCTTGGGCAACGGATCGGCCTCGACGTCGATGACAGGAATGATGTCGCCGGCGCCGATCTTTGCCAGCTCGAGCTGGGCACGGAACACGGCGAGCTGGTCGGTAACGGACTGGCTCGGCCGGAAGAAGTGGTAAAGACCCACCCTGAGCCCGGCACCACGCGCGCGCTTCACGTGCTCGGCCGTCACGCGGTCTTTCATCGTGCCATAGCTGCCGCGGCAGATGCAGAAGCTGGACGACTCGCCGAACTTGTCCCAAGGGAGGGAGGCCGGCGCTTGGTGGTGGGAGACGTCGATGCCGTATTGCTTGGTCATGGTTTTGCTGGTCTCTCCCGCCAGGGCGGGCTTGCGCCCGTCGCTCCCCTGGCGGCCGGCGCCGGACTCCAGGCTTTGACCCCCTTCATCGTCCGGCGTTGTTCCGTGGCCTGTGCGAATCAGCCGAGAGTGTTCACTCCGACTTCGAGCTGTCCGGAACCTCCGCAGGAAGCGCCTTCAGCACGTCGTCGAGGTGCAGGCATTCCTTGAGGTTGGGACACGGGTCGCTCGGCTTGATCGGAGCAACCTTTCCGTTGCAGTAGTCGTTGCCGGCCGTCGCATCGTAGAGGATGCCGATCACCGGGGCGCCGTAGCTCGGGATGAGCACGACCTTGTCGCCGTTCTTCGCCTCGCGGCCGTTCTTGTAGTGCATATATCTTCTCCTTCACGCAGCAGCCGCGTACTGCGGCCGCGGTTGTTCTCGCCTCGCGCGCTTCAGCTCGGTCCAGGCCCAGGGCAGCAGGATCGTGGCGACGATCACGACAGCAGCGCCGGCGGTGATGGTCTTGTCGAGCGCCCGCCGCATCACTCCCCCGTGCTCAGCCGGCGTTGGCTCACAGGAATGCGCCGACGAGAAGCGCGGCTACCTTTGCCCGCGTGCTCCGCCGACCGCATGTTGTCGATCTGGGACCACTGCCCGGTGGTGAGGTCGACGAAGCTCAGGTATCCGCCGGCCGCGATCTCGAACGGCTTGGTGACGTGCCCGCAGAAGCTGCGTTTATGGCTCTTCTCCAGCGTGATGTCCGGCTCGAAGAAGCTGGGGAGCACGAAGTCCGAGACCTGCACACCGAGGATCGGATAGCCGAGTTCGTCGGCTTCGACGGCGTCGCAAGCTTCGTAGGCGTATGCCCGCTTGTGGCCCTCGTCGATGGCCAGCAGGTTGATCGTCGGGTCGAGCAGCATCTCGAGCAGCTCGTGACTGAACGTCACCGTCCAGAGCCCCCCGTAGTCGAGCGTGGTCTTGGCGAAGACCTTCCCGAGCGGCAAGCCCTTGGGCGTTGTCTCGTGGTAGCCCAAATATCCGGCCGATTCCGCGGTGTCGAAGATGTTGAGCTGCCACGCATTGGCATGCGGCACCGCCGAGCGGTCGAGCAGGTAGAGCCGCGCATCGATGCCCCAGGGCGACGCAAAGTCGCGTGAGACTTGCGTCTGAAACGACGCCATCGCGTTCTGCACCGCGGAATTAGGCAGCACGCTGCTCAGATTACGGACGGCGATCTCGATCATTCGACGGACTCCAGACAGGCGCGCATCTCGGCGCAGGAATCGACGGTCATCACGCAGCGAAGCGCCTCGGTGGGCAGCTTCGCGCAAGCGGCGAGCCAGGCGTCGTGGCCCTCGGCGGGCGCGCATTCCGCGTCGGCCATCGTCGCCCAGGCCATGCCGCACGGCTCTTCGGGAAGGTCCGGCGGCGGCCCCGCGTCGTCGTCGGCCGTTGCCGTGGGCTCCGGTACGGGAAACGGGACCGGATCGGGCGTGGGCGCTGGGCTCGACTGCTGCCGGCACGTTGCCGCGGCCAGCAGCGCCGCAACGAGCAGGTGTCTCACCGCTGCACCGACTCGAGGAAGGCGCGACCACGAGCCGCCGTGTGGGTAGCCCGGGAGGTCACGGGCGCGCTGCCAATGTCGGACACGATCTGCTGGACGGCGCACTCGACCACGCCCGCGCCCTTGGTCAGCGCAATCTGCTCGAGCTCGGTCTTGACGTCGCCGGTGCCCGCCAGGACGGACGCGACCGTTTGGAGCAGCGGTTGCTCGAGCGGCTGCGCGCACTGGGCTACCTTTGGCCAGTTGACGCGGGAGCCTGCCGCGCAGCCCTGCTGATGAACGGCGAAGGCGAGGAACAGCAGCACCAGCAAGGGCCCGCCGGGGATGATCTGGACGCGCTCCTCGGCATCAGCTTTGGCCGCGATCTTGCGCACCTCGGCCCGCACGACGGCGCTGTCGGGTAGCTTGATCGCCGGCAGCTTCTTGGTGACGAACAGGGTCACGAAGGCCCACAAATTGTGCGGATCGAAGCCGACCGAGCGCATCAGCATCCCGATCGCGGCAAGGCGCGGGTTCGCGGCGCACCAGGCTTCGATCTGGGTCTTCTTGCTGAACAGCAGATTGAAGAAGCCGGTCAGCAGCGCGTACGCGAGCGCGGACAGAATCATGTTGGTCGTAGGCATGGGTTCGCTTTCAGGCTCATCGAGCCGGGAGAGGGCCACCGCGAAGCCGCAGCTCAACCAACCACGCGGGAGGGTCGCGGACGGCGAGCAGGCGGGTGGGTGGCGAAGTTCTACTGCAGGGTCAGCAGATACGGACTGACCGCCTGCATCATGCCGTAGGTCGGATCGTCCAACAGCTTCACGTATCCCGAGTTCTTGGGATGCGTCGTGTCCACGTAGTCAGTGGCGTTCCACGGCGCTGCATTGAAAGCGTCCCATTTAAGCAGAACACCGGGGTGCAATGCCTCGAACGCCGGCCACTTGGTGCCCGTAAGCCACGAATTGAACGCGGTGACGGCAGCCGTGCCGCCGTTGATGTCCGTAATCGTAGTCACGACGATCTTCAGACCGGGCTGCGACTGCGTCCCCTGCGCGTAGATATTATCCAGCAGCGTGCTGTAGTTGGCTTGACTCTGATCGTTGGTACCCGCGAAAAGGAAAACCACCTTCACGTTGCGGTAGAGCCCCTTTGATGGCGTAGGTGTTCCGCCGTTGAACGCCGAACCTCCGACCGCGCCGAGCCCCGTGATGTAGTCGAGCACGCGCGTGTTCATCTGCGCGCAGGTGTTGCCGCTCGCCGCCGAGTGGCAGAACGGGAATGTTTGGCCTACGGCCAACGGACCCACGGGGTACACGTTCGCGCCGAGCGCGCGCATGCGCTGCGCAAGCAGCGTCGGCATTCCGCCGTTGCTCGCGTTCTGCGCGGTCGTGATCGAGTCGCCCACGAACATGACCTGGGGCGCGTCGACCCCGCGCCACTTGCGCCGCAGCGCGGCGACCCAGGCTGCGATGTTGGTCGGGGATTGATCGGCGCCAAAGAACACGCGCTCCTTGATCATCCCGAAAAGACCGAGCGAGTCGGCCGACCCCGTCTTCACACCGATGCCGACGATGTTTGGCGATAGCGCCCCAGCGGTCGTGAACGCAGCAGCGGTGCTCTCAGCTCCGCCGTTGATGCTCGTTTTGACCGTCAAGCCATCGCTTGAGCGCTGGACCACGATGCATAGACCCGCGGCAATCTTCTCGCTCGTAGCGGTCTTGGCAGGCCCGCTGGGCGCACCGTCCCGTTCAAAGTACCAATCGTGCGGGCCGCTCAGAAAGAACTGGCCGTTGCCCGTGTTGCCGCTGTTGCGCACCGAGTCCAGGCAGTAGGCGCCGCTGGCGAGACCGAGCTCGAAGACAGCGATCGAGCAGAACGGCTTATTGGTTCCGGTGACCGCTGCGATGTAGTTGGCGTCCGCCCCCTTGATCCAACCCGTGCCAGTCGGGAACCCGAAAGCCTGCGACCCGTCTCGCGGGTCCGTCATGATCGTCACAGTCCCGGTGCCCCCGACCTTCGTCGAAAGCGACGTGCCGGAGATCAGGCTTTTGAACGCGGTGATGTCCGCGCCGGACGCCACGTAGGACGCCGCTTTCGAGGCGTCGAGCCAGAAATCCGCACCGGCGGCGAGGAAATCGACCTCGCTTGGAGCGAAGCCAGAGCCGCCAATTGGGAAACCTATACCGAGATGCATGTCGTCTCCGCACGAAAGCGCGCTCGCCGCCATTCCAGCAGCGAGCGCGCGTCTCGAAAGTCTCACTCCGCAGCCGCAGCCAATGTGGCGACGGGCTGCTTGTCGGGCGCATTGCGCACGGCCAGCGGCATCGAAACGATCTGGCCCGCGATGCCCGGGTTGTATCCACCCGTCGGCTTTTCACAGGCAGCCTTGAGCAGGTCCCACTCCGCCGACGGAAGCTTGACGACTTCGCCTTCGCCCTTGCCTCTGAACTCGGACTCGATCGCGTTCATCGCAATGATGGCGTCGAGCGAAGCGCCGAAGATCGTGGCGTCGCGAGTGCGACTCAGCAAGAACTCGCGAAAGTGAACGACGTGCGGCTTGCCGTTGCTTTGCAGCACAGGCTCACCGTCGTCATCAACGATCGTAACGGGCGCAGGAATAGTGACGTAGCGGTATCCGGACATGAGCAGTCTCCCGATTGCTTGTTTGGGCGCAGCGGTAGTGGCTGCGCGGTGATGTTTTGGGCGCGCGCGAGATCCGTGGTCAGGCCGGCGCAACGGTCGTGACGGTGCCGCTCGTGCCTCGGTATTTCAGCGCACCGGCGTCGCAGTAGAGGATCCCGCCGCCCACAGGGTTGGCGCTTGGGGCGACAGCGGCGTTACCGATGAAGGTGACGAGATCGCCAGTGTTCGCCGGCATCTCCGTCGTCGTCACACCCGTGACGCCAGCACCCGTGTAGTTGAGCGAGGTAATGCGCCGATTCGCAGCCAGCTGCACGGCCTCGAACATGACCATCTGCGAGCCAGTCGAGGTGCCGTTGACGAAGCCGCCCAGCATCAACGACAAGCGGCCTGGAGTAGGACCGTCACCGGTGGTCATCACCACGGCGCCGCCGGTCGTGACTGCGTTCTGGCCACTGATGACCAGCGGGCGCCCCGTCGCTTGCGAAGTCGACCCCGCCTGGACCACGTACGGCAGCGCCGATGCACCGGTCGCAACGAACTGGATGAAGGTCTTTTGCGCCGCCGAGCCGCCGAAATTCACCACGACCGACGACGAAGAACTCGATGCGTAGAGGCAGTCGACGGTGCCCGAGCGCAGGTAAACGGTGCCCGGGGTGGCGCCAGTGCCGCCCGCGATGACGACATAGCCGCCCACGGTGGCGCCCGTGCCCGTCGCGTTCTGGCCGCCTACGAACAGGGGCTGGGCCGTCACGCCGTTGGTGGCGTCGTCCTCTTGGTAGAGCTTGGGAGCGGTGAGCGCTTTGCCGAAGGAAATGTTCCCGTCGAAACGCGATGCGCCGCTCTCGATCCATAGCGCATAGCTACGGGTGAAGGTCGCGTTCGCGCCCGCCACAGGCGCTCCGGTGATCGTCAGCGTGGCGGCGTCGGCAACGACGGAGGCGCCCACGAAGCCCCATGTCGGCGCGCGGAAGACGGCGGCCCGTTGCTTGGTGATCCCGCCGGTCGCCCACTGCACCGTACGGTTGAGCGCGAAATCGACGTCGATCGCTTCCGTCGCCGCCGTGAGCGCCGTGTGCGCGCCACCCGTGACAAGAAACGCCTTCTGTCCCGGGCCGCTGACCGCGGCCTGCGTGATCGTAATCCCGCCCGTGAAGGCTCGAGTCCCAGTGACCAGCGAATATTGGGTGTGGTCGTCGGCGCTGAGCCCGCTCAGGGCACTATGGACCGACACACCGCCGCCGCCGCTCGCGCAGCCCCGGTAACGGGAGCCATTCCAATAGAACGTCACCACGGTGACCGCGTTGGCCGCCGGAGCGATCGTGGGGGCGACCCCTGCCACCCAATCGACGGTAGCCGGCCACGAGATCGTGCGCCCGCCTGTGGGATCTTGGATGATCTCGAGCGTGAGCCCCCCCACACCGAAGGGGGCCGTAAACGTGTAGGTGACGTTCCCGGTCAGCGTCGACTTCTGAATGTCGCCGGCTTGCCAGTTGATCGTGTCGGCGGTGCCGGAGTTGCCATTGTCGAACGGCGCAGAGCCGTACGTGATCGACTTGACGTTGGTGAGCGAGAAGCCGCCTAGAGACCAGTCGGCCGTGAGCGGCGTGCTGCCGTTGGCCTTCAGAATGCCGCTGATCGCAAAGCTGGACTGCTTGAGCAGCTTGCCGGTGGTGCCGCTGAAAAGTGCGACGCGATCGTCTGCCGAGCTCGCTGGCCCCACGACGTCGCCCGTGCCGCCGCCACCGCCGCCACCACCCGTGATGGTGATGTCCATCGCGCCGGTGGCAACGTTGAAGACAGCCGTCGCGCCGGCGACGATGTTCCAAAGATTCGTGGTCGGCCCCTTGAGGACACCAGCGATCTGGATCTTCTGCCCGATGCCGTTGAGCCACGCTGTAGTTGAAGCGACCATGATTTTCTCAGACCAACGTCAAACCGACGCCCCACGTGCCGACTTGGATCCAGCGATCGGAGTCGCCGCTCGCTTCGCGCTTCGCCCAGCGGAAATGGCCGGTGAGCGTGTTTCCGGCGCCGACTGTGGGCACCGTGGTGCCGGTGAGCGGCGTGGTGGCAAACGCGGGCGTAACGCCCGTGGCGCCGGCGTTGTAGTAGATGAAATCCAGCTCTTGGCCGTCGATTACGCCCGCGGGCAGGATGATCGAAACGCTGCTCGCGTCGTTGCGTACGAGGTGCGTGCGGTAGCCGTACGAGTTGCGGAGGTCGATCGATGCGCTGGTGCTGAAGTCTTGCTGAATGTACTCGCGCAGCTCGACCAGCGAGCGCGCGTGAGGAGCCGAATTGGCACCGAACGGCGCCACGCCCGAGATCGAGAGCTTGTTGCCCCACATCACGACGCGCGCGTCAGGCGTCCACTGAAACGCGGTCAACGTCCCAGTGGCGCCCGTCGCGTCGATCTCGCAATCGCGGAGCGCTGCGAAGTCGGCCACGTCGTTGCTGTTGGCGTAAAGCACGTAGGCAACGCCAGTTACGTGGGCGGTGAGATCCACGAGCACGTCGCGGAGGGTTACGCTCCCTCCGGCATCGTTCTGCGCCAGGGCTTCCGCGTAGGTCGCCGGCATGCTCATGCTGCCACGCACCACTCGGATCTTGCCCTGCTGAGCGTGCAGCCCCTTGAGGATGCCGGCTACGTTCAGATCGCAGTCGATGAACGTCAGGCGTGACGCCGCGGCGTTGATGCTGGCGAGCTTGCCCTGCAGGTTCGCCGACGGAGATCCCGCCTGGTCAGTGCCGTTCCAAGTGCAGCGCCGGAACACGACCCGCGCCCCAGCGTTGTTGACGATTGACGAGCCGTTGCCAACAATCGAGCCGAGGAAGTGAATATCGCTGATGACCCTGGGGCTGCCGGAGTCGCTGCCGGTGAACGCCAGGCCGTTCGTCGTCGCGTGGTTGTGGACGAAGTAGGTGACCGAGGGAACGCCCCGCAGGCTCACTCCGGCGGGGATGGTCAGCGTGCCTCGCTGGAAGACGCCGGGCGGGCAAAACACGTCGCCGCCGGCCGCGGCTGCGTCGTTGATCGCGTTCTGAATCGCGGTCGTCGAATCCGCTGCACCCGTTGGGTCGGCGTTGTACGGCGCGCGCGTGATGTCGAACAGCACGGAGCGCGAGCGGTTGTAGTTGCGCCGCGTGCGCTTTCCGAACGCATCCGCGAATTGCGCGACGCTCGCCGAGTCCGCCAGCTCGCCGTTATTCGGGCGCTGGATGACCTGCGGAAACGTGTCCGTTTCGGATACTGCTGTGGGCATGAATCAGATCCCGAAGGCGAGGTCGACGATCGACGTGTCCGCGAGCTCGAACTTGAAGCCGCGGCAAATCCAGCGGCTGGGCTTCCACTTGCGAACGATTCCGTGGATCAGCGCGTAGAAGCCGGTGCTGACGCCGACGCCGTAGACGGTGCCGTCGCCCCAGTTGAAGGCGCCCCAGTTGGTGCCGGGTGAGGTGACGGGATGGCCGCTCGAGTAGGGGAAGCGGATCCAGAATTGCGACCAGTAGGGCGCCGCTTCGCCGTTAGGGCCGAGCGCGGCGGGGTCGAAGTAGATGGTGACGCCCGGGTAGCCCGCTAGCGCGAATTGCTGGACGATGGTCCCCTCGGACCCGGCGAACCTGTAGGCTTCCCACGCCGAGATGAGGCGCGCGCGGTACTGCGCCGGCGTCTCGATCGGGTAGCGGGGCATGCCGCGCTCGTCGCCGATGAGCGGGAGCACGTCGTCCGGGCTCATCGGATCCTTGAGCAGGGCCATCCGAGCCGCGATGCTCATCCCGTCGGCCAGAGTGTCGCCCGTGAAGCCGTGGAGGACGCCGAAGAAGCCGGCAGATAGCCTCTGCGCGAACGGCCGCGGCAACACGCTCGCTACGTAGTCGCGAAAGGTACCCATTTCAGCCTGAGACGCGAACAAAGGTCAGCGTGAACGTGCCCGGAGTGACCTTGCCGAAAGCAGCGACGGAGAGGTCCGCGGGTGCGGTCAGTACGACGGTCTTCTTGACGTCCTGGCCACCGATTTGGACGTCGCGGATCACCGACTCGACGTCGTTGATCGGCACGACATTCGAAGGGCCCGGATAGAAGTTGTAACCGCCGAGCGGGATCAGCTGAATGAACTCCTCGAGCGCCGTCTGCGTGGCCAGCTCCATCTCGGTCTCGAGGTAGGAGCCCTGGTAGTATACGGTGCCGATGAGGTTCAGCGGAACGGGCGGGGCACCGAAGACCAGGCACGTCTTGGGCGTGGCGCCGGATCCAAACACCCGCGCGTCAATCGCGGCCTGTGCGAGCGTAATGTCTCCCGCAGCAGCCGTCGCAAGCGCGCTCGCCATGTAGACGTCGAAGGTACCGGCCCCGCGCGGGTTCGATGAATCGACCACCGCGTCGGTGATCGCCCCACCGCCGGCAGGCCCTGCGGCAGTCAGGCAGATGTTCCGCACCGCGTCGTCGATGAGCTCGAACTCGGTGAGCAGAGCCCACTTGGTAGTGTTGCGCGTTTGGAGGGTTGGGTCGGGCTCTTCGTCGGTTCCGTAGCGCTCGATTGCGTCGCTGGTCACCGTGACGCCAGCCAGCGTCGTCTGTAGGATGGTGACGCTGCCCGCGCTCTTGTTTGCTTCGGCGCCCGCGACCTCAGCCTCGAAAATGAGCCCCGAAAGGCTCCCTCCGCTCGGCAGCGTCGCGGGGTAGACCGTCACGCCATCTTCGATGTTTCGGTAGGTAGGACCGTCCGGGTGCGCGAGCACAAGCGCGCCCAGGTTGATCGTGTGCGGCCCAGATCCGGCAGCGCAGGCCAAGCTGGTGCGGCGCTGCGCGGCTACAGACGTTCCGCGCCGGTTGTCGTAGTGGCTGTCCGAGAGGCGTGTCAGCGCCTCGCCAGTAGCGGTCTTGTTTAGAAACGCGCTCTTGAGGTAGACGGCGACCTTCGAGAGCTGAGCCCAGATCTCGGCACTGAGCTCGGTCGCTGCAAGCGCTGGCTCGCCCTCCTGCCAAGACGTCGCCGTGTAACCAACTGACTCGAGCAAGTCGAGACACGTTTGCTTCGCCTCGTCGTGAAGAATCTCGACGATGTCCGCCCAGTTGATTGATGCCATCTTAGGCGGCCTGCAATTCGATGAGGGTCAGCTTCGCTTGCGTGATGCTGAGCGTGAAAACGAACGGGCCAAGCGCATCGAGGATCGCGATCTCGAGATGCATGCGGCGCCCTCCGTCTTCGAGCGTGGCGACGGCGGCGGCTTCCTCGACCTGCTCGTCTTTCAGACACTCGGCCTCAGCCGCCGAGGCGATGGCGCTCGGCGGAGTCTTGGAGAGCAGGTATTGGGCGATGTCGGTGCCGAAGTTCGGCCAGCCCCAAACTTTGCCGTTGGAGTCGACGCCGCTAAAGCGGCCGCGCGGCGTCTGCAGCCGAACGCAGAGGCGGTGGATGAGGGCTTCGCGCCCCGACACGCGGGGCATGTCGGGCTTGAAATCGCCGAGCGACCAAAGCCCGACCGTCTCGGAAATGTCGATAAGGTCGGCCATGGGGTTGCAGCAGGCCGCCCGGCTGGTTAGCCTGGGCGATCATGTCGAGAGCTTTCTGGGCTGGGGCGCTGCTCGCGGTGGCGTGCGGCGGGACTGAGCAGGGGTCGCTGTTCGAAGACGTCGGCGGCGGCGGTCAGGGCGGCACCACGGCGAGCGCTGGTGCGGCCTCAGCGGGCCGATCGCCGGTTGCTACGGCGGGCGCCGAGAGCTCGGCGGCTGGTCAACCCGATGCCGGCGGCTCGCCTGTTGATCCCGCGGCGGGCGCAAACGCCGTTGGCGGCTCAGGAGGGCAGGCAGGCACCGGCGTGGAGCTAGGTGGCACGGGGGCGGGTGTTGCCGGCGCCCAGGTCGGCGGAGCCGGAGGCAAGGCCAACGGCGGCGCGGCCGGCACCGCTGGCGGGCCCGCTGGAGGCGTCGCTGGTTCGGGCGGCGGCCAAGCGCTCGTCTGCCCCGAAGGAAGCCTGGACTGCACGGGAGCGCCGGGCTGCGAGACCTTTCAGATCGACCAGAACAATTGCGGCGCCTGCGGCAACAAGTGCTTCGTTTCACAAAAGTGCGTTGGCGCCGGCACCGCCGGTCACCTCACTGCCTACTGCACGGCCAAATGAAGCTCGTTGCGCTCTTGGTGCTGCTTGGTTTGTCGGGATGCGCGTTTTCGTTCGGCCCGCCGCGCCCGAGCGTCTGTAACGTTTATCCCGATGGAAAACAGCGGTGCTTTTCGTCCGAGGAAGAACGGCGCGCGTGGATGTCGCGAGACATGCGGCAGCGTATGTTGGCTCACGAGGCGAACGAGAAGCGCCGCGATGCGGCTGCCCGGGAGCGTGTGCGTTTGCGCGCTGCTGCCCAACAAGCCCGTGACGCGGCCGACGAAGTAGATCTTGCGGAAGACGAGGTCTTCAATCTGCAGGTCGAGATGAACGAGCAGGCGCGATCAATGCGCGGCACGGCCGGCGCTAGCCCGTAAGCAGCACCTTACCGAGAGCTGCAAACGCAGCTGGCTCGGTTGCCAAGAAAGTCACAGATTGAAGCGCGTTGCCGGGTCCCGCTATCGCGTTAACTTTCTCTTGAACCTTCGCCCCATGATTCGGGGCGTCGCCGGTGTAGGAGATGACCGCAATGCCGACGGTTGCCATCGCATCGAGCAGGGCTAGCAGTACCTCCAGCTGGGCCTGCAGCTCGACCTTCACGGCCAGCATCACCGAGAGATCCACCTGCACGGCAGGCAGGCCAAGGCCGGCGCTCGCGGCGATCTGAGCCTCAATCGCGGCCACAAGGTTCGTGGCCGCGGTGAGCTTCGCCTCCAACGTGGGCGGAGTGATCGCAATCTTCGCGGACACCGACGCACAGCCAACCAGCTTCGCCTGAATGTCAGCCGCGGTTTTGACGACGAGGCTGTTGAATGCTGGAACGCACTGGCCAACGCTAAGCTGGCCAACGATTTCTGCCTGATCCGCCATCCTAGGCCGTCAATTGCCCGTTGCCGCCACTGACGATCCCTACCAAGGGCGTAGTGATGTGCATGACGCCCGCGATGGCGGAGCCGGGCGGCGTGGCCGTGCCTTCGAATGGGATCGGCGTCGCTGGCTCAACGAAGATGTCGACGGTGTCGCCGACGCGCGCGATCGCCCCCGCGCGTCCGCCCACGATATAGTCGAGGCGCTCGACGGAATCCGGGTCTGATTCCCAGTTGTGGACGCGCGGCCGTCCCGGATCGCCAGCAGCGAAGAACAGGTGGCAACGGGCGCCGTTCTTGAGTTTCGCGCGAAAGCCCGGGAGCCCATACACGATCATGACGTGGTCGAGCCCCGCCGAGCGCATGACCTCGTCATCGGGAAGCACCTGGACCGTCCCGTCGGGGTTCTGCGTCACGACCTTGCAGGGGTATTCGCGGGAGTAGTCGATCTCTTGCTGTTTGCCGCCGAGCGCCTTCTTGAGCGCGGTGGACACGCTCGACGTTCGGATGTGCGAGCGGAGCAGGTTGCCGTAGCTGTGCGTGACGTGCTCGATCTTCTGCCCCTGGTAGGTCGTTCCCGGCACCATGTTGGGGGTCTCGGGCGCCAGCGTGAGGTGGCCGTCCTGCCAGGTCTCTTGCGTGAGTACGCCTTCCGGCGCGACCTCGGGCCAGGTCTCGGTGCCGAACCACACCGTTCCGTCGCGCATCATGCGCCACGCGCCGCCGCAGGCTTCCGCGAGCTTGGTCAGGGCCTGCTGGGCCGAGCTCTGCGGCCCGCCGGCGACGTGCCACCGCGGCAGCACCTTGTCGAGCGTGGGACCGTCGGACAGATCAGAGAGGTCTTCGCCGCAATCCTTCAGAATGTCGTGAAGGACGGCCCCGACCCGCACGCCCGTGCCGCCCGAGTAGCTGTGCGGGCTGATGGGCCTCGTGAGGTTGCCGTTGCCCGCGACCACTTTGCACTTGGCGCGCGAGCCTTCGACTCCCGTGTGCTCGGGCAGCACGGTGCCCGTGAACTCAAGATCGTCGAGCTGAAACTTGATCTTGCCCGTTGACGGGGTTTCGCCGTCGAGGTCGAGCTCGCAATGCCAGGCGCCCACGCGCGGCTGCCTGAGCTCGGCCGAGATGGGCGAAACGGGCGCGCCCGCCGCCGCCGCGTTGGCCTTGTTCTGGCAGTCGAGCAGGTTCTCGTGGAGCCCGCGGAGCGAGTTGTTGACGGCGCCCTGCTCGAGCTTTCGCCCGGGCGGCATCACGCCGTTCGTGCCCGCGACGGCCTGAGCCTGCAGGTTGAAGTCGACCAGGTCGCGCTCGAGCGTGCCGACTTGCGAGATCGTCTTGTGGAGCCCAGTCGTGAGCTGGCCGAGCAGCGAGACCGTGGCCGAGAAGCCGATGCCAAGGCTGATGCCGGCGGAGATCTTGGCGGCCGCGCTGGCGCTCACGCCCACGCCTAGGCTGAGCGCGTCCGTCTTGCGCCCCGTGCTCGGCTGAAGGCCATTGCCCTTGGGGTCGGCAACCTTGATCGTTAGGCCGATCTTGGCCACAGAGTCGAGGGAAGCCTGCAGGCTCTTGGCCATCGCCGGCGGCGTCCACCGGAGCGCTAGCTGCTTGTCGACGACTGCCTGCAGCTTCGACTTCAGGGCATCGAAGGCCAGTGCGGTCATCCGTCTCCGAACGTGTTGGTCGCGATGTTGGGCGTTTGACCGGGGAGAGGCGGCTTCGGCAGCGAGCGCAGGATCGCTTCCTCGCGGATGCGGCGCGCCTTGTCACGAATCCGATCAAAGACCGTCGCTTTTTGGGGCAGGGCAGCCGTCGCGATCTTCGGGTTGCGGGGCGGCTTGGCCTCGGGCGTCTTGGACTGCTTCGCGTCCTTTTCTTCCTCGAACCATTCGGCAATTCGGATCGAGATCTTCATGCCCTTGCGGGCGGACGGCGCGTCGTAGTGGATCTTGTGGACGTAGACGTCGCGGATGTCGTTGAGATTGACGAGCGGGTGGGTGATCGCCAACGGCGTGCGGATGCCGCCGGTCTTCGGCTTGATCGCGGGCAGAATCTGCACCCACTGGGGCCAATCGGCCGCCGTGAGTTCCACGACGATCTGAAACGCGCACGGGGAAAGTCCGTTGTCGCGAAGCTTCGCTTTTTCCTTCTTGCGCTTCTTCTGGACGTCGACGTCGAGGCCGACCTCCAACCCCTCGACCGTGCACACGCCCGGCAAGAAGACGCCGCCGAGTTGGACCATGTCCCACGCGGCATCCTCGATCCAGTCCGTGAAGCTTTCGCCAGCCATTACGTGTGCTCGGCCAGAACCTTGATGATCTCGGAATGCACGGTCGCGACGATTCGGCCGCCGAGTGACTCGGGGCTCTCGCCTTCGACGTGCTGGACGGTCGCATTGACGCCACCGTTGATGACGACTGCTCTGCCGCTCGTCGTCCGGCTCGCCTCAGTGACAGCGGTGACGCCGCCCAAGGCGGCAGAGGAGCTAGCCGCCGTAGCGCCAGCCACAGCCGCGCCGCCGCGAAGCTCTAGCCCAGGAATTTGTGCGATCAGGCCCGCGGTAGCCTGAACCCCGGGGATCATCGCCAGCATCCCCATGACGAGGTTGCCGACGAGGATCTTGCCCATGTTGTACCAGAGGGGCACGGCCTCCGTGATGAAGTCGATGGCGCCCTTGATCAGGCCGATCACTCCGGTGATCGCGGCGCCGGCGAGCACGAAGGGCGCGGCGATCAGGCCCACGACAGTGCTGATCGCAATTCCTGCGCCCAGCGCCACCACGGTGAGGCCCTGCAGCGCCGTCGACACGCCGTCCCAATGCTCGACGACCCAATCGCCGGCCTTGATCAAGAGGCCCGCGGCGCCCACGACGGCGTGCAGGCCGACAACCAGCATCCCTTCGATGCGGGGCCAGTTCCGCGTCATGAAGTTGATGAATTGGCCCCAGCGCTCGAGTAGCGCGGAGCCTACGTCGCGAAGCTCTTGGTTTTCGGCCAGCTTGACGATCGTGCCCTTGACCAGCTGCGTGAGCTGGACCATGCCGGGCTCGAGTTCTTTACCAACGTCGAGGAAGAAATTGGAGACGCCGGCCGCAAACTGGTTGCGCATGCCGGTGATGGTCGAATCCGCAAACGCCTTGCCGGCCTCGCCCAGGTTCGACTCGTGCGTCTTGTGCTTGATCGCGTCGATGATGGCTTCGATCGCGACATCGCCGGTGATCTTGCCGGCTTGCTGCATCTTCTGAACCTGGCCCTTGTTCTTGCCGAGGCTCTTTTGCAGCGCATTGTAGACGAGTTCCGACGAGATGCCGCGCTCTTGGAGCTGCAGCATTTCCTGGGCCTGAAGCTTGCCCTTGCTCTTGATCTGCGTGATGGCGAGCAACGCGCCCGACACCTCGTCCGCCGATGCGCCGATGGCCTGCAGGTCCGCGCCCATCTTGATGAGCTCGGTCGACTTGCCGATCGAGAACTGAGCGGCGAGCAGCCGCTGGAAGCTGTGCTCAGTGGCCTCTACGTCGAGCCCCAAGCTTTGCGCCAGGTGGCGGGTGTTGTCGAAGGCGGCCGCCGCGTTGGCGGTGTCGTTCGTCAGAAAGCCGATGGCCAGCACGGAGCGCTGACCGAACTCGGCGGCGCTTTCCGAGGCCTCGAGGAAGCTGAGGCCCAGGCGCCCAACGGCCTTCACGCTTTCCCAGACGGCGCCGTAGACCGAACGAACGGCGCCTTCGGCCAGAGCGAACAGCCCGAGCTCCCCCGCGATCGCGCCGAACCCGCCGCTCGTGTCCTGCGGCTTAGCCATCGCGTCCGTGAGCTTCTTGTGGCTCGCGGCGAAGTCCTTCGTCTGGGAAAGACGGGCCTTTGATACCATCTTGTCCCAGTCGCTCAGGCCCCCGCGCTTGGGCGGTGGCGCCTCGAGCGTCTTCCGCGTCGCCTTGAACGACTTATCCACCCCCGCCATGGCGGTCTGGATCTGTCGCGCAGGCGCGGTGACCTGATTGAGCAGGCGCACCGTGAAGTCGACGCTAGAGCTTCCGTCTGCCATTCCGTTACCGAACGCGCCCGAGCGCCTTTTGGATCTTCACCCACAGCCCGATGAAGGCGTCCGACGCCCGCATCCACGAGATCATGGCGGCCTGAAACTCGGAGTGCATGATCGCGCCGAGCAGCGCGCGCTCCGTTGGTTCGCCTTCGCTGTCGACTTCGCCGTGCTGAAAAGCGAAAAGCGCGCGACCGCCCAGCAAGTGGTCGGCGCGCGCGCTTTCTAGCCTTTTCCCAGGTCTTCGGCGTCGCCCACCGCAAGCTGTTGGGCCATGGCCGAGATCAGAAGCGGGAGGCCCGGCTTTGTCTCGAAGTATTGCTTGAGGGTTGCGTGATCGGGGTAGACGACGCTGCCGTATGCGAGCGCCTCGCTCACGATAGGCGCCGACATCTTCTCGTTTCGGATGTCGACGACGAATTTCTGGTATACCCCACGCTTGGGCGTAGCGATCACGATGGGGCCGCCGCCCAAGGACTTTGGGGCGCGGAGCAACCGGATCTCGTCGTACTTGGTCTCCAGCTCCTGCAGCAGCTCTTTGTGCGTTGCGCGAAATTCCGCTTCCGGATCTTCGCCCTCGGGGCGCACGTCCGCGCCCCCAGCCTGTTCTTCGCTCATGACTTACTCCCGTTCGTCGTTGCGAACGCCCTGGATTGGGCGCTATGTCGGTGTGGTGGCGGGCCGCGCTTTAGCGTCTGCCGTTGAACGGATCCGCGCCGTTCATGTAGATGTTCATGACGTCGAGCGGCACGTCGACCATCGCTTGGTCGGGACCGTGCTGCATGCTCGTCTTGAGCTCGGCGAGCCGGACGCCGGTCAGGGTGTCGGTGACGATGGTCTTGTTGGGCACGTAGTACGAGACGCCCAGCACGACCTCCATCTGCGCCCAGCCAACGTTCAGTTCGCTCGCCGCGATGGCCAACATGTAGTTGAGCCAGTAGCGCGTGAGCGTCATCGAGGCGTCGAACTCGGCGTCGCCCTCGGTGCGATTGACCGGCAAGCGGCCCCGCCCGTAGAACTTCGTTCGATTGATCTTCGACGAGTATTCGATCTTGTCGATTCCGTCGATGATGCCGAGCGACTGGCCGTTGGCCACGAACTCGATCTCGAGCGACTGGAAGTCGTACGGGGTTTGGTCCACGACAACTGAGCCGGCCATTACGCTACGATGCTCCCGGTGAAGCCGATGTCAGTCGCCGCGTTCTCGATCGGAACGGTCGGAACGAGCTGCACGGTCACCTTGATTTGCCTGGTCGTTAGGACGTTGTTGGTGAGGTCCACCGTGGTCTTGAAACCACTGACGTGATCCATGTCGGGCACGCCCTCGACGGTCGGACCCTTGAGGGCCGCGGCGATCTTGTCGTCGAGCGCCGTTTTGATGCGCACGGCGTCGCGTGGGTCGAGCTTGCCGGTGCCATCGACCAGGCTGCGCACCTTGCGGAGCAGCCACGGCTGCAGCGTCTCATAGACGACGCGGCAGGTGCGGTCGATGACGCGGCCCCAATCCCAATAGATGAAGTCGCTACCGCTCGCGCTCTTGAGGTAGCCGTTCGTGCAGAAGAAGCCCGTCTCACCATCCAGCGTGCGAAGCGTGTTGATCTTGTCCGCTTCGAGGAACTGCTGGTTGGTATTCTCGTCGTTGGTGATCGCGCTGCAGCGAACGCCGCCCGAAGCGACGCGCCCGAGGTTTTCGGACAGATCTGCGTTGGCGGCACGCTCAGAGAACACGAAGGCAGCCGTGAAGCGAGGCGTGCCCCAGCCCGCGTGGGGGTTCAGGGTAGGGACGTCAGCGGTTCCAAAGCAAACCGCGACGCGGGCGTTTGAGAACGAGGCGAAGGCAGTCTTGACGTTGGCGCCAGTGTCGTTGCCACCGTCCATCATGGCTCGCGCCCAGCGATGGCGCGCCTCGAGGCGGCCCATCTGCGTGGCGACCGCCGCAGCCATCGTGGCAGCTGCCGCCCCGGATGCGCTTCGACCGGTGAAGTGCACCTGTTGGACGTCGTTGCTCCCGAGCGCGAGCAGGAAGGCGTCGAACGCGGTAGCCAGATCGGCCGTCGTGTACTGCGGCGCCGTGCACGCGAACGTGTGGTAGTCGCCGTTCTCGAAGATGGTCGGGCCGCCCCCGGGCACGAACGTTAGGGTGAGGTTGGTGCTCGGAATGACGTACGTCCCTCCGCTCGGCACCGTGATCTCTTCGGAGAACGTCGGGGCTGCTCCTAGTTGGTCGAGCGAGTAGTCGAATCGGGCCACGCCGAGCGCGCCCGTCGCCTTGATCCGGACCTTGACCTGGAAAGAGTCGTAGGCCGCGCCAGCTACCGTGATGGTTCCCGTGCTGGTGCCGATCGCAGTCTTGGTGACTGACCCAGCCGCGCCCGCTGTCGACGTCGCGGTCTTGAGCACGAGCACGCCACCGAGGGCGGTGATCATCGGCAGCGCGAGCTCGACAGCTTGGCCCTGGCCGAGCAGGTCCCGCAGGCTGTTCGGGTTGTTGCTGAGGTACAGCGTATTTACGACGCCGCCCGAGCAGTGACCCACGACCACGGGGTAGACGGCGCCGTTCGAAACGAGGCCGATGCCGCCGTCTCGCACGGCAATGGTTTGACCGGGCAGGTACGTCATCGATTAGGCCTTTGCGAACAGGTGGGAGTCGTCGTCGGCTTTGGTGGGCGCATTCGCAGCTTCCGCGGCTTCGGCGTTCTTGGCGTGCGCAGCGTGCTTGGACAGCGCTGGCGCATGCGGCTCGTAGTCGGCCGTGAACGGCACGCCCTTGTTGGCGAGATCCTCGGTGATGATCCCGAGCTTGCGCAGGTCGATCACCTCGCCTTTGTTGGCTGCGACGCGCACGTCACGCGGCTTCTCGCCGTCTTTTTCAGCCTTCACCGTGATAGCGACGTTCGTGTCGTTGGCGGCGCGCACGACGGGCGATGAAGCCGCAAGCAGCGCTTTTTTGTAGTCGTCGAGCGAAAGATCGACCGGTTTGGCTTCGTGGTGCTCGTGCTCGACCCAACCGTGTAGAGCTGCGGCCGCCTGATGCTGCCACGAGTACTCGCCGAGATTCGGCGTGCGCCCGCCAATGGCTGCCACGACGGCGCCGGCGCGTTCTTTGCGCTCACGAAACGCGCCGATCGCGACGGCATGCTCGTGCGGGCCGCGAAGGGCGTGCACCTCGGGCTTCTCGCTGCCGCCGTGCTGTTTCCGCAGCTCCGCGCCGCCCTGGTCTGAGCTTTTCTCGGTCATGAGTTTTGCGTGTCTCCCTTAGGGATTCGTGACGATGACGAGCTCGATGTCGGGGCCCGGCACCGGGTCGGTCTCGAGCGCGTTCAGGTCGCTGCGGAGCTTGACGTCGGTGGTGACGGACTCGATCGCGACTTCAGTCGCTGGGATCGTGCCGTCTATGCGAATGGGCACCGAGAGCGTGCACGTGAGGATGAAGGCCTCACCCCTTTCGGAGTGCTTGCCATCAATCTCAGTTGGGCATTTGAAGTTTTGATAGCCGACGTTGGGGCCGTACGCAGTCGCGCGAATGGCGGCCATGAGGTTGGCCATCGCGTTCCACGTCAGCTCAAGCGTCTCGAACCAGAACCAGATCTCGAAGGTGGCGAGCGCCTGCGCCTGCACGCCGTCAGGGCCACCGATCTTAGTTGTGGTGCCGAATAGTCCGCCGGTGAGGGTCCAAACGATGCGGGGGCAATCCGCGTTTTTGGCCTTCTCGAGATTGCCCAGCTCGATCGGGATGTCTTGTCCCGTGCGAGCCAGGTACTCGGCGTGGATCTCGCCGATCAGCTGCTCGCAGATGAACATGGGCTGATCAAATCCTGCGGAGCTTCACCCCGAAAACCGCTTTGATTCGCACGTTGATCGCGCGATTCCACGGAGCGGAAGACATCCACTTGACGGGCAACATGCGGCGCTGCTGTTGCCCTTTGACGGAGCGCCGAAACAGCGTGCTGCCGTTCGAGCCGGTAAAGCGCATCGCCTTCCCCTTGGCGCGAATCCGCGCCTTGGTCGGGCCATACAGCCCGGTGCCGCCCTGCGCGAACAGTGCGCGCGCGAGACCGCTGCCCACCGTGACGGCGTCGGGGCTCACGTAGGTGATCTGGAAGCTCTTTCTCAGCTTCCCGCTTGCACCTTGCAGAATGCTGCGGCCGTCCGGGTAGCTCTTGCGATACCAGGGCACGCCGTACGGGTCGCTCTCACGAGCGAAACCCTTGTCGACCAGCTCGAGCGCCTCTTTGCCAACGCTTTGAGCGATCTCGCGGAAGGCAGCCGGTTCGCCTAGCGAGGCGACGCGCTTGCCGATCGCATTCAGCTTCCCAAAGTCGCCGGAGAGGGAAGCGGAAAACATCACCAGCCCCGCGAGGCGTTGGTCACGACGGCGGCGCCGCCCTCATACGTGGTTGGCGCGCTATCGACGATGCCCGGCGGCCGTAGCTTGGCCTGCGAAACCCGCATCAGCCAAGCCTGCGCGTCGTCGTGGTTCTTGATGAACAGCTCGTCGGTGCCCTGCGGCTGAAAGCCGCGGAAGCTCATGACGTGGTAGGCCGCGATCGCCGCGAGCCGTTTCGTCATCGACGGGCCCACGCTCACGATGGGCAGCGTGAACGAGCTCGCCATGGCGTCCTCGCCGTCTTGCGAGGCGTCGATCAGGGCGCCCGCGACCACCGTCTTCGGAACGCTGGCGATCGCCTTGGTCGGCACCTGCGCGCCGTTGAGCGACCCGATGGTCAGAAAAAGCTGATGCGCGTCACCGTAGACGGTAAAGGTCGCGCTTGGCCCCGTTCCCGTCAGCACCCAGCTGACCCGGACGAAGCGGCTCAGGCCGGCGAAGTTTCGCTCGACCTTGTCGACGGCCGTGAGGGCGTCCCAAGCATCGACGGCGCGCCAGCCCGTTGCCCCGTCGGCAGAGGTTTCGAGCGTGACGACCAGCGAAGCGTTGGCCCCGCTGATCGCCGTGAGCTCGAGCTGCAGACGCGCCGCGCTGCGCGTCGCCCCGATGTCGACGGCCGCACCTTGGCCCGTGCCAGTGCGTGCGGCCAACGCCAGGCCGACGATCGCGAGCGCTTGCGCCATGCTGGCGACCGATCAGGCGCCGGGGTTGGCGACGACCTGCCCGACCAAGTGCACGAAGCCGGTGCCGGCCGTGAACGCGCTGGTGATGCGGTCGAAGCGCACCGTGTTGGTCGGCTTGAGCAGGATGCCGCCCGCCACCTTGGCGCCAACGGTGCCGAGGGTGCGGACCGACGAAGCGACCAAGGTCGCGAGCACGTCGCCCGAAGCGCCACCCAGCAAATCGCCCTTGGTGCTGTTCGGCGCCTGGCCGCTCGAGACGCCGATCGCGCTCGAGCTGCCGCCGGTCCAATCGGCCGTGACCTCCCAGTAGCTTCGGCCGATCAGAGCGTACATGCCGGCGGGCAGGGTCGCGAGGACAGCCGCGTCAGCGGTGCCGAAGGCGATCGCCAGCGACAGGTCGAACACGTAGCCCGGGGCAAGCAGGTAGCGCCCCGCGCCCGTCGTCGGGGCGATGACGAAGATGTCGTCGCCGGCCAAAACGCTGGTCGCGTTGTAGACGTACCGGTTGCCGTTCACGACGAAGACTTCGCCGTTGACGTGATCGGTGACGTCGAGCGCCTTGAGCAGAGCCAGGGTGAGCGCGAGCGTGGAGGCGGCCAGCGGGTGACCGAACTGGGAACGGGTGATCATTCTGAAACCTCAGGTGGGGTGTCGAGCAAAAGAGACGAATGTTGGGGTGATCGCGCGCTGCCTAACAGGCGTCGCCGTCGATGGATCCGGTGAGCGAAGGGCCGCCGGTGCCGCCGATCACGTAGTCGAGGCGGACGAAGCGATCGCAACCGCCGAAGCTCTTCTTGGAAGTGCCCGTGCCGGTGATCTGCGTGAAGGTACCGATGCTCCGGAAGGTGCCAGCGCGCGTGTCGCAGGTCATGACGGTGATGTCGAGCGTGGGGCTCGAGCCGGCGACGGCGCTGATGAGCGCGGTCAACCGAATCGATCCACGGTCACCCAGCTCCACGACGGGGCTCGAGCCGGTTGCCGAGATGGTGCCCGGCGATTGCGCGACGCCCTTTTCGTGGCCGCCGGCGCCCAGGAAGGCCACAGGCAGGGTGTCTGCGTAGCGACCGCTTTCAGTTCGGTATCCCATGTTCAGATCTCCGCGAATGCTTCGAGCACCGCTTTGGCTTTGAAGTACGGAAGGCCCTGGTTCACGAGCTCTTCCTGGTCGGCGCCGTCGAGGTCTTCGAGCGCTCGGTAGTGAAGCGCGTCGAGCTCGGCGCGGAAGGGGAAGTCAGCCGGGATGGCGGTCCCCGGCTGCGCTTCCTGCTTGCCCCACCAGACGTGCTGAAGCGCGTCCTGCGTGACGTCGTCCCCGATGCACTGCGCTTTGAGTAGGTAGAACCTACGCGCGCTGTTGACGTCGCCCATCGGTCGGCTTTTCCGATTTGATGGACTTGTCTTCGGTGGACGCCGACGCCGCGGGCTGCGCCGCGTTCGCCTTCTCGGCGGCCGCGGCCTTCTCTCGGTGGTGACGAAAGAAAGCCGTCGGATTGACGGCTTGCACGGTTTTCACGCGCTGGCCTTGGTCTTCAGCTTGATGACACCGGTCTTGGTGCCGTTCGCCGGGCGCTTGTACAAGTGCGCGACGAAGTAGGTGTGCAGCGCCGTGATGTCGCTGTGGCTCAGGATGTCCTGACCCTGCAAGACGTCGGGGTTGCCGTTGACCCAAGCGGCCATCGCGCTCTGCTTGCACAGCAGGTTGTCGTAGGTCGCGCTGTTGGCGCCGGCGCCCGTCACGACGATGCGATCCGAGACCTTGACCGGGATGCCGGCCATGCGCGGCAACGGGAAGTCCTTGGAGGGATCCGTGAACAGCGGCTTGCCGGTGGTGTCCTTGAGCTTGCGCGCATCACCATACACCTTGGAGTGCATGATCATGAGCATCTGGCTCGGGTCGTCGGGCTGCTCGTCCGCCCAGAGCTGAGCGGTGTCGAAGATGCCGTCGAGGCTGATGAGCGCGGCCGCGCCGGCGCCGGTGCTGATGTCGTTGGTCAGCGTGGTGAGGCCGCCCTTGTCGATCAGGGCCTTGTCGATGCGGCGCTTCCAGGCTTCGCCAAGCTGGCGAGCGAGCTCGGCATAGGGGTCGCTGAACTGCGCGGTGAGGCGCGCCCAAGCCGTGATCTCGGCGGCCTTGCCCGAGTGGGTGACCGTCGCGGTTTCGCTCGTCTCGGTGAGCTTGGCAGGCGTCAGCGCCTGACCCTCGGTCACGTCCTCGAGCTCGCCGATCACGTCGAAGTACGGGACACGGATCGTGTCGCCGCCCTTCAGCTTGTTGCCCTCGGGCCCGACGCTGGGGAGCGTGGGGCTCATGACGGCAACGCCCGTCCCCCAAAGGGCCATCTTGCCAACGAACCAGGCCTGAATGGCCTCTTGGAGTTGGTCGACGTAGATGAGATCGCTGCGCTTCGTAACGGCCATGTGTTTGCCTCTGTTGCTGTCTGCGGATGGAGATCGGCGCTCCCGCTGCGTGCTTGCCGCGGGCTAACGAGCTGCCGGTCTCGGCAGCGTGAAGTGGTTGGTGTGGTGGCGAGATCAGGCAGCGTCGAACTTCGACGCTGCCTTGCGCGGCTTGCCGCGACGCTCCCAATCGGCGCGCAGCGAGGCGTAGGTCTCTTCGCCCATTTCGGGGCGCAGGGCCGCCATCTCGCCCGGGGTGTACTCTTCGTACGCCTTGCCGTTGAACTGCAGCGGACCGTCGCCCTGCGGCGCGTCCTTGCTCTGCGTCTTGGGTGGCGTGATCTGGTCACCCTTGGCCAGCACGGCGTTCGGCGTGAGCGCCTCGACGTAGGCCTCGGCTTGGCCGAGCGTCCACTCGTCCTTGGTCAGGTCGCGAATCTTGCCGCTCGCGCGCATCTCGTCCTTGGCCTTGAAGCCAGCTTCGACGCGGGCCTGCAACTTGTCGGCGCCGTCCTTGGTGAGCTTCTTGTCGGCGCGCGCCTTGTCGATCAGAGCGGTCAGCGCGGACTTGTCCGCCGCGGACTTGGTCTCGATCGCGGCCGCTTCCAGAGCTGGGACCTTTTCGGCCTGCTCTTTCCAGGCCGTGATGGTGCCGATCGCAGCTTCGCCGTCTTTTCCGGTCAACGCGATGACTCGCATCGAGAGGTTTACGTGCGGTTGCATGGCCGTGACCTTGGCCTCGTAGGCCGCCATCACCGAAGCTTCGGTCGCAGATTCGGTCAAACCAAGAACAGCCAGCAGTCGGGGATAGGTCATGTCGTTGCCTTGTGGTTCTGCGCGCAAAGCGCTCGTTGGGGGCGTGCCGCGCAATGACGCGACGAGTTGGGTCAATCGTGCGGGCGCGGCTTCGAGCCGGCCGAGGGCAAATGTGCAAGCCGTGACAGCTTCAGTGTCGGAGTCACCGCCGATAAAGTCGGCGAGCCCGAGATCGATCGCTTCCTGCGCCGTGAGGTAGGTTTCGGCCTTCATCTTGGCGCGAAACTCTTTGGCGGAGACGTTCTTGCCGCGACGCTTACTGGCGTCGGCGTACATCTCGGCCATCTGCTGATTCTCGCGCTCGATGCGATCAGCGATCTTGGCGTGATCCTCGCCAGTGCCGCGACCGGGCGTGCCGGCGCTGCCCTCGTGAATCATCACCATCGCGTTCTTGGCGACGGTGACTTCGTCCGCTGAAACGACGGGGAACGTCGCGGCCGAAGCTGCGATCGCGTCGACCTGCGCGGTCACCTTCACGCCCGCTGCGCTCTTCTCGCGCATCAGGTTGTGAATGGCCTTGCCGTCGTCGAGAATCCCGCCGAGCGAATAGACCCGCATGTGAATGCTGGTCAACCCCTTGGCGCCACCCACTTTCGCGAGCACGTCCTTTGCTGTCACACCATCCGAAAACCAGCTCGCACCGATCGGGTCGTAGATGTGCAGGTCGAGTTTGCCGTCGACTTCAGTGGCCTTGAACGCCCAGGTTTGAGTCATCGGTAACACCGCACCTTGATGCCCACCGTGCTCGCCGCGAGGATTGATACGTATTGGCCGGGCTCAATGCGGTCGCCAGCCGCCACCGTCAACGTCCTGCCACCGGGAGTGCGAATCGTTCCCACGATCAGCGAGCCCGACGCCGAGCCGGAGATGACCTGCATGAACCTGCAGCCACCGCCAAGCTCGGTGAAAGGAATGTCGACGCCCGCGGTCGTGTACTCGAAGAGGTCGCACGCTGGCGCCAGCTCTTGGAGCTGAGTGTCTTTGTTGCCGCCTAGCATTAGCTACTTCTTCTCGGTTGGCTTGGGGTCGGCGGCGGGTGTGCCCGGTGCTGCGGTCGCGACCGGATCCTTGACGGTTCCGGGCTTCAGGAAGCCTGAGAAACCGAATTCGTCAGCGAAGGCGGTGCGGTCGATCTCGAACCCGAGCGCCTGGGCTTTGCCGACCGCGTCGATCGAGTCCTTGAAGACAGTGGCTTTCGCCTTCTTGTCCTCGGGGATGTCGGTCTGATAGGCAACGTAGGGCGCCAGGCGGGTATCGCCGTAGTTGGCCCAGGCCCAGTGCACCAACGTGTGGTCGTGGGTGGTTTCGGACCATCCCGCAGCATCCTCGCGACGGTTCAGCAGGTCGCCCTGCCGCTCCTGCACTTCGCCGAGCGCAAGCGATGCGCCACCTTTGGCGCTGGTGCTGAGGTTGCCGCCGCGAATCGTGACCGCGATGGCCATGTCGGCCATTTCGATCTGCGCCTTGAAGATGTCGCCGGTGGTGGCGGACAGCTCCACAAGGTCGTACTTGAAACCCGGCGGCAGCACGAGCGTGCTGTCGCGAGCCATCTGGCTGATGTCGTTCGCGAGCTCTTGGCGCTTCTCGAAGGTCTGCTCGACGTCCTTATCGGACGTGATGACGTTGCGCGATGCGCTTTCGCCAGCGCGGCCCCAGTCGCTGATCGCGTACTGCTTCAACAGCACCCAGCGGCAGAGCGCGCGCCAGAGACCCAGCGACCACGGCCGGTACGTGCCGAACGGCATGTGGCAGAACCACGTGCCGTCGCCGAAAGAGACCTGCTCCTCGGTGCCGTTCTCGAGCTTTCGGACCCAGCTCCGGAGCGGCCAGTCGTACCGAAAGGGTTGCGGGTGAAAGAACGCGAGAACCGGGATGTCCCGTTTTCCGTGATCCTCCAGCACCGTCCAGCGATTGACGCCGGGTCCCATGCCGAGCAGCAGCGACCAGTAAAGGACCTGCTTCGACTCGGGATTTGGCAAGCAAGCGTCCCAGTCCTCGTCGGCCTCAATGGCCTTGATGACTCGGTTTTGCCGGCGCTTGTCGCCCGTTGCTTCGAACGTCTTCGGAAGGCTGAGGAAGCTCGCGACGCGACCGTCGAGCGATCCTCGAACCTTGTCGTCCGCCATCAGCCAGTCGCACAAGTCGACGGCGAGACGAATATTTCCGGAATCTGCCGCCTGCTCAGCCTGGCGGATCTGCGCTGGCGTCCAGATGCGGTAGGTCCGCACCGAGGGGAGCGCAATCGCCGCTCGAGCGTCCTTGGTCGGCTTCGGGCTGGGCGCCTGCGTGGGCTTGGCGCTCTTGCGGGGAGCCATCAGGACTGTCGGTTGATGATGAGTGCGCTCGAGCCCTCGACGACGCGCAGCACCTCGAAGGCCGAGGCCAGCGCGACCGCCTGGTCGTCGTGGGAGTCGTTGACGCCCGTCATGGTGGTGAGCTCGTCGACGAAGTCATCGACCCATTCGGGCCGGTCTTCGCCGCCGGGAACGAGCACGCGCTCGAGATTCCACTGCTCAGAGACGGGCTGGACGCGGTCGACCGGCTGCCCCTTGGCGAGCACGCTTTTGAAGCGCTCTCGCGGGATGCCGTGACGCGCGAAAAGGTCTTTGATGAAGTCGGCCGAGCCCTGCTCTACCGTGTTGCGGTCCCACCGCACCGGGCCCGGCTCTTTCGAGTAGCAGGCCTTGATCGCCAGCGCGAAGCTCGGCGCGTCGACGTGCTTTCGGACAACGTCGACCACGTAGTAGTGGAAGATCTTCCGCTTCTGCTTCGTCTGCGGGTCGACTTCGACTTCGCCCGAATCGACCGCCAGCAGCTTGAGGCAAACGCTCCAGTCGCCGATCGTCTTGGACGAATAGGCGAGGTCGACGCCGTAAGCGACGCGGTACCCGACGAGCGGGTTTGCGAGGAACTCTCTCCAATCAAACCGAACAGGTTCTTTGAAGAGCGCCTCACCCGGCAGCAGCGGCTCGCCCTGGTAGAGCGCCGCGAAGCTGTAGGGATTGGCTTTGCGCTTGTCCTGAAGGTATTTCGCGCCCCAGTACTTGGGGAGGAGCGCGACTTCTTCGCCGTTGTCGTTGGCGCTGAGCGCCGGGATATTCTTGCCGACCCAGTTCGCGCGCTTTTTGAAGCGGCCGATCGGGTCGTCGGGATGCCACCGCGTGTGGACGAGGAACAGCGTCCCGTCCGGCGACAAGCGCGTCAGCACGTCGTCGTCGATGACGTCGGCGATCGCGTCGCGTCGCGCCTTGCTGCGCGCTTCTTCACGGCCCTTGATCGGGTCGTCGCAGATGATGAGCCGGAAGCCGCGGCCGGCGATGCCGACACCGATCGACTTGGCGACCAGGCCGCCGCCCGTCTCAAGCTCCCACTCGTCTTGGCGGTTGCTGTCGCGCGCGAGCCGAAGTCCCGCCTTCAGCGCCAGCTTCCTGACGTCGCGCGAAACCTTGCGCGCGTAGTCGTCGGTGTGGGTGAGGAACAGCACCGACTCGGTCGGGTGCTGGATGAGGTGCTTGACGATCGCGTGAACAAGCGTCGTCGTCTTCCAGTGCCGTGGCGGCACCGAGAACCACACGTACGCTTGCCCCTCGTGGGGAGCGATCGCGGTCTCGAGCTGGTCGATCAGCCAAGGGAGGTGATCGGGCGGGTCGTTGCCTGGGCTGAGCCGCGGCACCAGCGCCAGCAGCGGCAGATCGCCGATGCTCGGAAGGCTAGTGGACTGGGGGGTCGGCCGTAGAGCTCTCCGCTCCGCCAGCTCGTCCCGTAGGCGTTCGAGCCGCTTGATCTTTGCGACCAGCCGCAGTGCCCGCATCGCCGTCGCCGATGAAATCTCGTTGGATGGTCAGGTCGCCCAAGGTCTCGGCCACCTTCGTGCACTCCGCGATGCTGGCGTCCGGCAGCAGCTTCTGAATCCGCCGGAGCGTCTTCTCCAGCGTCTCTCCGAGAAGATCCGCATGTTTACGGGTGGCCTCCTCGGTGAAGCGCTCGACCAGGGCTGCGACTTGCGGCAGCTCCCCGCGGCGAAGCTGGCTGCGGTAGCTCTCGATCGTCCTTTCGGCGAGACCGAACTTCTTCGCGGCGGCGCGGTTGCCGTGGAGCTGCGCGTGAGCGACGGCCCCGGCGATCTTCGTGGGAGGCAGGCGCCGACCTTGCTGGCCTTTTCGGGTTCGCTCGGTCACGTCGTGCTCCGGACTCGCCCGGGCTCGTCGTTTCCACCGGGAAACCCTTGGGGGCTCGGCGGTGGTTGGCCTCGGGCTTGGCCGACTTGTTGCCGTCGGCGCGTGTATAGAGCAGCTGCAGCCCGTGTCCGCAGATGTCCGCAGATGACCGCAAACTGATCAGGAAGTGGGCGACTTAGCGGGGTTATTCACGTGTCGTTTCAAGGCGTTGTGAGATTGTTGGAGGGCCTTGAGTCGATTTTCAACAATCTCGATTCGGGTGAGGTGCTCACCGAGGGCGGCTTCGGTATCATCGGGCTCCCGCTCGAGCACCGCTTTGGTGACGGCGCGGTTGAAGAACCACTTGCCGACCTTCGTTCCGGGCACGTTGTAGGAGCGGAGCACACCGCCGCCCATGCGCTGGTGAAGCGCCATCAGGCGGCGGCGAAGGGTGCGCTCGACCATGCCGATCTCCCGAGCGTGCTCGGCGAGCGGCACCCATTCGTCGACCTGGACCGGCCGACGCTTCCGGCTCAAGCCGTCGTGCCCTCTTCGGCCCAAGCCTTGGCGATTTTGAGGGCGGTGGCGTACCAGGCGCGGTGAAGGCTCCGAACGTCGGTGGTGGCGGCGTTCGCCATGGCCTCCCGGGCGTCCGGGTCGAGCTTCCCGCGGCAGAGGTCGACCAGGGCCTGCTCGTCGTCGCAGGCGGCGCCGGCGGCGGCCAGGGTCGCCTGCTGGGCGCAGAGGCGGGCCTGCTCGGCACGGAGAGGGGCAAGGAGTGGCAGCAGGGCCTCCTGGCGCCGCGCAGCCTCTCGCCGCGCGCGCTGGGCGGTGCGCAGCGCCTGCACGTCGGGCCGGCTCGCCCAGGCCTGGCAGGCGGCGCGGTACGGAGCCCAGTACTCGCGGGCCTGCCGCTCGATGACGCTTCGGCGGAGAACGAGCTCCGGGGGCTCCGGATCTGCCGGCCGCTCGGGGCGCGGCTCGGCCTGAGGGATCGGTGTGTCCAGTACGGCCGCAACGGTCGCCAGCTCCCGCTCGATAGGAGCCAGCTCGGACCGGACCCGCTCGAGCTCGGCCGCGAGGGTGGTAGCGCCAGCGCTGGCACCCCGGTCGCGGGCCTTGGCTTGCTTCAGCTGCCACCGGTAGAGCACGACGCCCGCCAGCTCACCGAATGTCGCGCGCAGCGTCTCGTGGCACCGGCTGGTGCCCACGTACAGCGCCAGCGCCGTCGCCCATTGCCGTCGCTCGAGCTGCTGCCACCGCTGCGCCAGCTCCCGGAGACCGCCGACGATGTTGCTCGGCGGCACGTAGCGCCCGTCCTTGGCCACGTCCTCGCGCCAGCCGATCCGGCGGAGCATGCCGTAGTTAGGATCCTCGGCGCTGCCGCCCGCGCCGCCACGTTCAATGCTGGCCACCACCTGCGCGAGGTTGCCGCGCTGCCCGAGCTCGGTTGCCGCGCTGAGCAAGAGGCGCTGCAGCCGCGGGCAGAACATCTCGCGGTCGAGCGCGCCGCGCGCGTGTGGTTTCGTGTCGGTGACCGTCGGTGTCGTCGTTGCTTCCTGCATCGCTGGCTCCTTGCTCCGCGACCAGCGCGGGGCGTTGTGATACGGTGCTTCCGATCCCGCCAGGTCCCGGAAGCCGTACAGCGATGTGCGGCTTTTGCGTTTCTAGCGCTTCGCCTCCGGCAGATAAGCCCAACGGACCAATCGAGCAGGGCCGCTCTCGCCCTCGCAGTTCCGGAACATGTGCTCGTACCAAACCACTTGAGCGGCATTCGGGTGGTCCTTGCCGCAGAGGTCGCCCACGCGGCGCCGTACGTAGATATCGAAGCCGCGATCGCCCAGATCGACGAGTACCTTGCGTCCAGGCTCAGGCAACGCGCCCGAATCCTTTGGCCACCACTCCAGCTGAGTGTAGGCGCGGACCCGTTGCAGTTTCGAATCCAAAACAGCTTCGAGCATGACGAGCTGTGCGCGCAGTCGCTCGGGCGTCCAGTCGCGATAGCCGAGCCCGCATGCGCACGGCGTCTCCCAGCATTTCTCGCAATCGGAGAGGCTCACGCGCCCTCGCAAACTGGGCAGAGCATCGCTAGATCGGCATCATGCCGACCACGCAGCTTGGATTTGGCGCGCAGCGCGTTTAGCACTGCATCCGGTTGGTAGTCGCCGATCAGGATTTCAACCAGCCAGCTCTGGGCATTGTCGTCGGGACCAGCGACGGTGATGTCGTAGCCAAAGGGGCCGGCGAGCCTGCGCGTCACGTTGATCGCGTCGACGGCGACGATGCGCATCGGCATGTCACCTAGCTTCCACTCGGTTTCGTTGATCGTGATAACGACGTCTTTCCAGCTAGGTGGCCCCATCAGCTTCGGGTTTTGGATCCAGAAACCCTCTGGCTCTGCCGCCCCAAACGAGAACGCGGCCCCCGTCGCGAGCGCCGCGCCAGCCGCAAACAGGTTCCGCCGCGAGAGCACCGCGCGGGCGGCGCGGTCGGAATGCATGCTGGCCTCGGCGTCGTCGCGGGAGAGGCCGAGCATTTTGGCGAGCTGTTGAATCATTGCTCCGCTCCCTCTCCAATAAACGTCACCACCGCCTTCAACGCCATCCAACCGCACTGACACTGCCAGCTCGACCGCTCCTCGAACCGGTGCCCGTTACTGCACCGGAACTGCGTCGTGACGATGTTGGGGTTGTGGTTGTGCTCGTTGCCGTCCTCGTCGAAGAAGACGTCTTTCGCGATCTGGGTTTGCTTGGTGCCGAGCACGCGGACGATTGAGCGCTGGCCGGCGTCGCGGCATTTTTCACAAATCACGTTTGATCTCCTGGACGGTGATGATGATCTCTTCGTCGAACGGCACGTAGGGCGTCCCGTCCTCGCAACGAACGTCGAACCCAGCGCGCGCCAGCTGGTCGGCGACCGGGCCCGCCTGCATTGTGATGCGCGTATGGAGCACGCTGCCATCGAGCCAGCTTTTGACGACGGGTTTTTCTTCTGGCCAGGGCCCAGGCACGGCTTTCTTCAGCTCGGTCAGGATGGTTTCACCGACGCGACCGTCATCGCGCAATAGGCTAATGCGAACACCAAAAGGCGGATCGATAGCCAATCGCCGCTCGGTGTCCTTGCGCAGGCGTTCGCAGACGGCGTCGATGATGCACTGCTGCTCGAGTGTGCGGTCTCTTGTCATGGCCGGCACATTTGAAGGGCGACGATTCGGTCGCGCAGCTTGCTGTCGCTCTCATCGTGCAACCAGAGCCAAAGCGTGTACCAGCGACGCTCACACTTTTGCCTACGGTCCAGATTCCACCAGGCCGCCAAGCGATCAAGGTCGGCCCCGCGCGCGTGCTTGAGCCTCACGGCTCCTCCGTTTCTTCGGTGGGCTCGTAGCCCTTCGGATCGATGCAGTGGCCTTGGTGATCGTCGGGCTTCTTGCAGGCCGGGTGATGGAACTTCCACGGGTCACCGTGCTTCCCACGACGCGCGGGTTGCTCTGGTTCACTGGCTGGCATCAGCTTCGGAGTGAACCCGCATGCCGGGCAGCTAGGTTGGCCCTGCATGTCGTGACGATTGCTGCCATCGGCGCAGGGCGGCGGGACAGGCGCAAAACCGTGGACGGTGGCGCCACTAGCGGTCACTCCTCGGACGGTGTGCGCCTCGGGATTGAGCGCTTCGAGATTCGCGATCCGCACCAGCGCGGCATCAAGCTCGTCGCAAAGCCACTCGATAGCAGCGTGGTGCTGCTGGCCAGTCGGCGCGTGGGGCCCATACACCAGCAAGACGGCGTCGCGCATTCTGGTGTAGCTGCGTTCGGTCGTCACCGCTCCGTCTCCCTCAGCATCTCCAGCACCTTGATCTGCTGTTCCAGCATCGGCTTCGTTGCCTCCGTGTATTCGTTGATCGACAGCTTCCCGTGCTCGAATTCCCAACGGATGCTGAAGAGCCCGTAGTTGATCGCTGACACTGAGGCCAGCAGCGCTGTCCTGTAGTCGTGTGGGTGCTCGTTGTTGCGGCTCACGTTTCGCCTCTCCTCGCCGCCCTAAAGGCTTCCTCGACCTCACCAGCGCCAGGCCACGGCGGCTTGACCGGCGCGCGCTTCTTTCCAAGGACCGCGTCGATGGCGCGGTTGGTCGCTGCCTGCAGCCTCGGTGCGCGCCGAATAACGTGCTCGACGATTGGGCGGCGGCGTTTCAACGCTGCGCCTCCGCCTTCTGGTGACACTCCACGTGCCGGACCAGGTGTCCGCTCGCCTGGTCGAAGTAGTGCGGCGTCTTGGCCTCGATGGTCCGGCCGCATTCGTTGCACGTCTTGACCTCGCGGACCGAAACGCGCTGCCAGATCCGCCGCGGCTTGCGGCCCGGCGGATCCAGCGGCCTCTCCGCCACCACAACGCCTCCCCGCGACCTCGCCAACAGCTCGCGGGCTCGTTGGGTTTGGGGTGGGTTGCGGGCGCCCAACGGCCTCCCGAATCCGGTCGTTTGCGTCTTCGCCCTGCTCATCCTGCTCTCCTGGAAGCGAGCAGCGTGACCCGCTCGCAATAAATGGCCCCGGCGATCGCGTCCGCCTCGTGCTCACCAAGCCTGTGCCCGTCGCGCTCGATGCCGGGGAAGTAGACGCGGCATGCCTGCATCACCTGAGCCTTCTGCGCTCGACCCGCGCCCTTGCCGCAGACCGCGATCTTGGCTTGCTGCGGCGTGTACAGCATGACGGGGATCCCATAAGAGAACGCCACCGCTTTAGCGACGCCAACGACCTCGAACACGGGATCGTTGTTCGCTCCGAAGCCGCCGCCCTTCTCGCCACGAGCGGCGGCCTTGAGACCCATCACGCGAGCGCCGACGGATGCCGGCGCTTGGTTCTCGACGCCAAACAGCGCCGGGCGGTAGTCGCGGCACACCGTCGCCAGCCCGAGCCAGATACGCAGAAGGCGCGCCGTGAGCTCTTCGTCTGGCTTGGTCTCGATATGGCCGCTGTCGACTAGATCGAGCTTGGCGCCGAATCGGCCGACCAGGCCCCACCCAACGTGGGCAATGCCTGGATCGACCGAGAGCACGTGACGAACGGGCTGGCTCACTCCGCGTCTTGCTCCTGCGCAGCCGCCCGCTTCGCCTTCTTAGCCTTCACTTCCTTGGCGGTCGTCTTGACCACGCGTCCCTCGTCCTCGGCGGCTTGCGCAAGCGCTTCGGGCGTGGGCTCGAAGTCTTCTGGCGTGACGGGGTCAGCGGGGTCGACGAGGTCCGCCGGCGGGGGTTGGCTCCCGCCGCCGTCGAAGAGATCGCCCTGGCGCTCGGCGGCCGCGTCCTCGCGCTCCTGCGCTGTCATGGCCCGCTCTTCGATCACGGCGTCAGTGTCGACGCGGCGAACCTCGACCTTGCCGAGGCGATCGTCGAACAGCTCGTAAACCTCGACGTGCCGCTTCTCGGTGCCGGAATCGAGCGCTTGCAGGAGGCTCTCGCGCTCGGCCACCAGCGGCTTGATCTTGTTGTTCGATGCCTTGGCGGCCGCCTTCTTTTCCTCTTCGAGCCGGATGATCTCGCGGTCGACGGTCTCGAGGCGCTCGCGCTTGGCGGCCTTGTCTTCTTCGGTCAGGGCCTCGTCGAGCAGCTCTTCGTAGGTGTCGTGTTTGATCGTGTTGTTGGGTTCGGCGTTGGTCGTCTGTTCGATCGTTTCGTCTTGGATGGCGTCTGCGAATTCGTTCATGTTCTTTCTCTCCCGGTGTCACGTTGCTGCGTAGTTGTCGTACTCGTCGTAGCTGGGATCGTGTTGGGGCTCAGGCGCCAGTCCGAGCGCGAGCTGCCGATCGTCGGCGTCGTAGTCGCTGATGAAGCAGGCAGAGTGCGGGTTCCAATTCAGCGGCACCGCGAAACCGACCGGTCCCTCTTTGACCTTCTCGACCCACAATTCGCGCTCCATCTTCTCGCCCGTCTTCTTGCCCGCCGTGTCGACCTCCTGCGTGATCTTCTTCTTGCCAAAGAGCACAGTCTCGGCCGAGTTGTGGAGGTCTTCGGACTCACGCGCTTTGAGGCGTCCAGTGCGCTCGTCCTCGGTGAGCTGACTGAATAGGATGCCGCCTGCGCCCGACTCTTTGATCGCGTCGGTGAGCAGGTAGCAGATGGTGTTGATCTCGTTGCGACGATCCTGCGAGCGCGCCGCCAAACGAATGCGCTGCATGTAATCGACCAGGACGATGTCGATCCCGTGCGCCACGACTAGGCTCCGAATATCGGAGGCGACGGCCTCGGCACTTCGCCCCAGTGCAGGCAGCAGCCACGGAATATCCTCGGCGTCAGCTAGCGCGTCGGCCAGCTTGCGGTGCTCTTCGTTGAGCAGCCGAGCCTCGCGGAGACGCATCGCGTGGACGTTCGTGCGCGTCAGGAACAAGCGGGAGCCAAACATCCGCTCCGGATCCTCGAAGGTCACGATCAGCGGACGCTGCTTGTCGCGGAGCGCCCGGTTTGCCGTGCCGACGATGAAGCTCGACTTGCCCCAGCTGGTTGGTGCGGCCAGCAGATGGACGGCGCCGTGCATGACCCCGCCCGTGGCGCGGTCGAGCTCTTTGGAGATCGTCCGGCAGCCTGGGTTCCGGTCGCGCTCGGTGGCGTGCTTGTAGGCCACGCTAAGGCTTTCCCGGACCGTCCTAGCCTTGGCCCCGGAAGCGAAGTCGGCGTCGCGGAGGGCGTTGGCCAGAGCCTCGCGCGCCGCCGGCATGCCGTCGCCGCGCTCGAGCTCGGCTCGGATGGCGACCAGCCGTTCGATGAGCAGGCGCTCTCCGGCCACTTGCCGGAGGCTGTCGACCGTGCCCCAGGGGTTGAGCTCGGTGGGCGCCATGAGCGCGCTCAGGACGCCTTCAGCACCGTGTTCGAACAGCTTGAGCTTGCCCTGCCGCTCGAGCTGCATGATCAGGTCGTCCCGGCTCAGTGTGGCCCCGCGTGCCGCGCAGATGGCGGCGATCGCGCGCTGCCAATCGGCCACAAATAGGTCGGGCTGCGGCGCCCACGCGGCGCGGAACTTAGCGTCGTCGAACCACGCCGACAGCACGCGGGAGCCTGTGTTCAGGTGGGCGAGCAGCAGCTTTTGGGCGTCGTCGTTCACGCCTGATCTCCGTAGGTTTCGCGGATTTGCTGGGCGGCGGCGGCGGCGGCGAACGACTGGCTGGGCGCCGGTGGGGCTGTCCGCGCCTCCAGCAAGCGGCGAAGCACTGCGGCGGTGAAGGCGCCTGGATGCCGACGCTCGGGCTTGGCAAACCAATCGGAATTTCTGGCTAGTTCGCCGGCGCGGACCAAGTCAGCCACCGGGTTTTCCGCGGCAATCGCCTCCAAAATAGTGCGCAGATCGCTGTCGGACTTGGGCGAATTGCCCAAACGCACGGTGTTTCCGAACGACCAAGCTGCGGCGACGGCCTGAACCTCGGGAAGCTGCGAGGGCTGCAAGTACTCGCCGTCGTAGGGGTTTTTCAGGATTCTTCGCGCCAGGTCGACCAGCTCTTGCGCGCGCGGAGTGCTGCTCTGATCCGTTGTTGCCTTCGGAACTGAAGGATCTCCATCACCACCACCACTCCCCACCGATCCGGGACTCACGGTGGTAGTCACACTGTCTGTCACGCCGTGACCGGAGGCATGACGGGAGACGTGACCAGAAGCGTGACCGCTACCGTGACCACCGCCGCCAGAACCACGTGACTTGGTCTTCCGGGCGCGAGCCTGTTCGCGAGCGGCGAGCACCTGCTCACGGCTCTTTGACCACTGCAGGTAGTCATGCATCTGAAGCCCCGCACGGCGGGTCTTTTCCAGTAGACCTACCTCAAACAAGGCACCCAGCGCCGCCGCGCGCTTCTCGGGATCCTTGGGGCCCTTGACCTCGTCCATCATATCCTCGGCCACGAACCCGTCCGTAAGATGCTTTCCGCAGTAGGCGCGGAGCCCAAGCCAGAGGTGCACCGCCTCGCTCCCGGCCAGCTTGATGGCGCGCACGAACTTCGGGTGCTCGAGGATCCCATCGTCGAGTTCAAGCCAACTCACGCAGCCTCCTTGACAAGTTCCACCGCGTAACCACCTTCAACCGCATCGAAAGACCGCACGAAACCGGCTTCGCGAAGCTGGCAGAGCACGGTCACGATCGTCACGCGCCCAACACGCTTGAGGCCGTTCACGTCCACGTCCCAAACAGCGCGCGCTTGGGTGCAGACATCGGGCGCCGACGGCGTCCCGAGCTCCGGATGGATCAGCCACATGGTCACCAACAGGCGGCGCGCGTGCGCGAGCCTGATGGGCCATGGTTCGTCGATGCCGGCGACTTTGAATAGATCTGTGGGCACGTGTTTCACCCGAAAAGCCTCCTCTGCGGCGCCGCAAAAGCAGCCGCAAACCCGCTGTCTCGTCCCGCGCCTGGTACCGCAGCTAGCCGTTCCGCCGCCAGCTTCTGCGCCACCTCGGCGACGTCAGTGCCAATGAAGTTCCGACCGTTCTGAAGCGCAGCGACACCCACGCTGCCGCTACCCACGAATGGGTCGACGACGACGTCACCTGGCACGCTGCTCTGCTTGATGAGCACGCCGGACACCTCCGCGGGCTTCTCGGTCGGATAGCCACCGATGATTCGCTTGAAAGGAATCACGTCGCTGATCCCAAGGTCGATCAGGCGTCGTTTGCCCTTCTCGAAGAACAAGATGAACTCGTACTGGGCCCGGTAGTGGTACCCCATGCCGATCGCCTTCTTGTCCCAAACGATCGGCTTCCAGAACTTGAAACCCGCCGCCTCTGCGAGCGGCTTGGCTACGAACATCGTCTCTTGGTCGCAGTACATGTAGAAGTGCGAGTCAGGCTTGAGCACGCGAAAGATCTCCGCGAACAGCTCGGGAAATCGGCTGTTGTGGAAGATTGGAAACCACTCGTTCGATGAGCCGTTGCTGACCTTGAGCCGTGTGGTCGTGCCTTTTGCACGGTGCTTTTCCAGCGATTCGTACGCAGGGTCAGTGACGACTAGGTTGATGCTCTCGGGGGCGAGGCCGCGCAGCCAATCAACGGCGTCTTGGGTAAAGAGTTCGTATGTGCTCATGACCTCTGTTCCCCTTCCGACGCCAAAGCCTTGCGCTGCTCCGCCTTGCCCTTGCGGTAGCGTTTCTCTCCGCAGCCGTGGCAGAGCTTCAAAAGCGCGAGCGGGTTGTCCGGCGGCGCCGCGTGTGTCGCCCCGCAGGTCACGCAGGAATAGGTGACCTCGCTCGCGATCGACTGAGCGGCGGCGGGCTTCTTCACGAGATCTCCTTGGTCTCGGGCAAAGTGCCAGCCAGCAAGAATTCGAGCACGAATGAGGGAAGCTCGAACGCAGTCGGGACAGGTTCCCCCTCACCGCTCTCGGTGAGCACGATGTGCAGCTCCCCCAAAGAAGCGCAGCGGCCAACACGAAAACCGAGATCAAATATCTCTAGCGACCAGTCGCAAGACTGCGGACGCTGCGATGCGGAGTCCCCTGCAGGCGTTGCACTCGTTGGTTCGACCGCTAGCGCAGGATTTGGAGCGCGCGAAGAATTCGAGTGGCCACCAATCGCCGCAAGGGCCTCGGCAGAGGCGCTCTCGAATTCCGCATCTGGTGCGCTCACGTGCCCGGGGAAAGCTTCGGCGGTAGTGGGTTCGGTGCATGGAGCGCTCTCCGCGATCGCGGCGTCCAACTTGTCGCGCAGCTGAATCAGCGCGAGCCGTGAGCGGTCGTTCAGGGCGCGGGCGGCCGCGAGCTGCTCGGCGCGGACTTCAACGCCGATGAGCGCGCACGCCAGGTCGTCGCGTACCAATCGGTGGTCGCGGGGCGACGCTGGGCAATGGATCCCGTCGTCGTGCTGTTCGCCCTGATCGCGGAACGGGCGCAGGCAGGTGGGGCAGGTTTCAGCCACGGCGCGCCCCCTTCCGGTCGTTCCAAGCTCCGGCGACAAGTAGCCAGAGCAACCACAGCAGCGCCGGCAGGAAACCGGCGACCTGGATCGCCGTGTCCTGGTCGAGCAGGTCGCGGTCAGCCAGCACGGCGCTTACCTCCAGCGGCTTCGATCTCGTTCGTCAGCCAGCGTGTGAACGCACCATTGGTCGGCTCGTCCTGCCAGGCTTGCATGACCTCTTGCAGGACTTGCAGGCGCACCGACGGAACCGCGCTCGCGACGGCCTGCTGGCGCTCCTCGTCGCGGCGGGCAGCGATCGCAACCTTTCGGTCGAGTTGGGGCACGGGCTTGCCAGCGGCCTTGGCGTTCTTGCGGTTCGCGCGGCCGCACCAGGCACATTTGCCTTCAGCGATGAGGCGCGCCCGACGCTTCCGCATCACGTCGCGCATGTAGGCGTTCATGGCGGCGCGCTGAGCTGCTTTGGCGTCGGCCGCCTGGATGTAGACCCAGCTGTCGCCGTTGCGCTCAGCGTGATCCACAGGCGTGCAGGACAAGACCTTGCCGGTCGAGTCGAGCCGCAGCAGCCACCAGCGGAGCTCAGCCATCCGCGCTCTCCCTGGCAAGCGCGAGCCAGCGCCGCCCGTGCGCCTCGGCGATCAGCCGGTCCCGGCGGTTGCGGGCAGCCGCCAGCCGATCGTGGGTGACCTCGACCCGGCGACGCGCCTCCGTCAGGTCGGGCGTCGTCGCGGCGTCGAGCAGGTCTTCGATCGCCTTGTCGAGCGTGCGCTCCCAAAAGCCGACGGCATTTCGGGCAATGGCGAGCGTGACGACCGCGGGCTCGGCGGAGCCGCGGAGCACGGTGAGGGCGGGGCAGCTCACCGAAGGCCCCCGCGCGCTTGTACCGCCGTTGTACCGATCGGCTGGTGAGCCGCCGGATCATGTGGACGTATCGGAAAGCCGGACCCCCCGATTTCCCCGACGAATCTTGTGTTTCCTGGTGTCCCGGGACGGAATTGAACCGCCGACACGAGGATTTTCAATCC